CTTTAAAAATTCTCCGGGGGTTATATTTTAGGAACTATTTAGGGGACATTCTTGCATGTGTTTGTTTCCGCACAGAACTACGCCGCTTTAGTTGCTCCTTTCAAGGGTTAAAACTGCCTATAAACTCACTTTATGTATCTCCAATGTCCCCTAAATAGTTCCTAAAAGCAATGAAACATATTTAAAACTCGGTAGAACTAAGTAGAAAGGAGAGGGCTTTTATGGCTCGCAGAAAGATTACAACTACTGAGCCACTTAAAAGGCCTCGTACAGCCACCACTCAAGAAGGCAGAGAGGCTCAATTGGTGGCTCTGGCATACGATAGAGTTGAGCAGCGTCTTTTGGATGGAACCGCATCCGGTCAAGAGATCACCGCTCTAATTAAACTCGGTTCGGAGAAAGCTAAGCTCGAGCGAGAGAAGCTTCGCAATGAAACCGAGGTACTTAAATCAAAGAAAGAAGTTCTCGATGCAAGTAAGAGGACAGATGAAATGTATGAAAAGGCTCTGGCGGCAATGAGAGCCTACAGTGGTATTGAGGAGATGGAAGATGATCCGTACTTACTCTGAATTAATCACGATACCGACATTCATTGAAAGGTATCGATATTTAAAACTAGGTGATAGAGTCGGAGAAGAAACATTCGGCTTTGACAGATACATCAATCAAGCATTCTACCATTCAAAGGAATGGAAGCAGCTTAGATCACAAATCATAGCAAGAGATTTAGGATGCGATTTGGCGTTCCCGACAAGAGAGATTCCAAAAGGTGTAAAAGTATTTATTCACCATATGAATCCAATCGACGTGAACGATCTTTTATGCTCTTCGGATTATCTTGCAAATCCGGAGTACCTTATTACAACAATTAAAGTAACGCACGATGCAATTCATTACGGAGACGAGTCCCTTCTTTTCGAAGAAGAGCCTGTGATTCGTACTCCAAATGACACTTGTCCTTGGAGGTTGCAATGAGTGATTTAAACACAGAAGATAGCATCTTGCTATCAATCAAGAAACTGATAGGCGGACTTGATGAAGAAGATACGAGTTTCGATATGGATCTCATAGTTTTCATTAATTCTACCTTTACAGTTTTAGCCCAGGTTGGAGTAGGCCCTGCCGAACCATTTAGGATTTCAGATAAAACCGCTAAATGGTCCGACTTCGACTATGATGATCTTGAGGCGGTTAAAGAGTATATGTTTCTAAAAGTTAAGATGACATTTGATCCACCACTAAATGGTTCTGTTATGGATGCCTATAGGCAAAGAGCAAATGAACTTGAGTGGAGACTGAATGTTTTCTCGGAGGAACTACATGATGAAGAATAAACCTGTTACAGAACTCGATAATGAACTTTATCATTATGGAGTTCTCGGAATGCATTGGGGAATAAGGCGTTTTCAGCCATATTCTCTTATACCTAGAAAGAGTGGTAAAGGCGGCAAGGAAACAGGGCAGGCAAAGAAAGCATCCAAATCAAGAGTTACTACGTCAGTTACTAAAACGGTAAGTAAACTCAAGAATGGAAAGGTAACAACTAAATCAACAAAGAAAGTTTCAGAGCTTAAAGAAGTATCGGAGCCAAAGAAGAGCAGAAATCAGAAATCTGCAGAAGCAAAAGCAGCTGTAGAAGCTCAGGCGAAAACAGCAAGGCAGAGAAAAGAAGAACTTGATAATCTTGTTCGAACAGGAACGGCTACTGAGATTTATAATCATAGAAGCGAACTTACTAAATCGCAGCTTAATGATGCAGTAAATCGTCTTAATACAGAGAAAACGCTTCGAGCATTAGTTGCCGAAGAAAACCCTACAAAGATGCAAAAGCTTATCAAAGAACTTGATAATGTTAATGATCTTACTAAGAAAGGCCTTAACTATTACGATACAGTAAGTAAGGTGAAGAAGAATGTTGACGACATTAAGAAGGACATTAGTGACAAAGAGAAAGCTGACTTTTTAAAGAATGCAACGTTAGATGAAATAATGGAGCGACGTAAAGATTTCTCGAATAGCGATCTTACGGAGGCTAAGAACAAAGAAGCGACAGTTAAATCGTACTATGATGATAAGTTCTTAAAGAATGCTTCATATGATGAAGTAATGAAACGTAGTAATGACTTCTCAGTGAAGCAATTAAGTGAATCAAAAGCTCATCAGAAATTTTATGATGAGTATAAGGCTGATGTCGAGCAGAAGAAAGCGGCAGAAGCAGAAAAAAGAAGAATGAGAAATGAAGCTTTAGGAAAGAAGGCTAAAGAGAAATTTAATAAAGATAATCCTTTTGATTATGTTTCTCCAGAATTTAAGAAAGAGCGTACCGATGCTGAGCGTCGTAATTATTTGAAGAAATCAATTAATGAAATCGAAAGTGGTAATTACGATCATGCAGAAGCAAAACGTCAAGGAGAGCAGAGGAAACTCTTTGATGAATACTTTGAATCTGAAGTAGCAAAAACTCAGCAAAAGAAAAAGAAGAAGTAATGATGTGTACTGTAGCATTTATGACTATTTTAGCTAGGTTACCAACTAGCTAATTTTTTTATTTTGGAGGTATTATGTCTTTATCAAACACAGCAACTCCATACTATTATGGCCTATTTAGAGATGCTGTAATACGAGGAGACATACCTGTAAACCGTGAGATTTCAATGGAGATGAATCGAATAGATGCACTGATTGAAAATCCTGCAGTTTACTATGATGAAGATGCCATTAAAGGATGGGTTAAGTATTGTGAAAGCGAATTGACACTAACTGATGGCACAGATCTTCATCTATTAGATACTTTTAAGTTATGGGGCGAGCAAATCTTCGGATGGTACTATTTTGTCGAGAAAGAAGTACCAGTTCCAGATGAAGAGGGAAGCGGTGTCCATTATGAGAGAAAGATTATTAAGAAGAGACTTGTTAATAAGCAGTTTCTGATAGTAGCAAGAGGTGCTGCAAAATCAATGTACGCGTCTTGTTTACAAAGTTTCTTTCTTAATGTCGACACATCAACGACTCATCAGATTACTACTGCTCCAACAATGAAACTTTCAGAAGAAGTATTGTCACCAATAAGGACTTCTATTATCAGATCCCGAGGCCCGTTGTTCAAGTTCTTAACGGAGGGATCTTTACAGAATACTACGGGATCCAAAGCGAATCGAACAAAACTGGCATCTACAAAGAAGGGTATTGAGAACTTTCTTACAGGATCGTTATTAGAGATTCGTCCGATGAGTATTAACAAGCTTCAAGGTCTTCGATGTAAAGTCGCTACAGTTGATGAGTGGCTTTCTGGAGATCTAAGAGAAGATCCAATTGGCGCTATAGAGCAGGGCGCCTCCAAGATAGATGATTATCTAATCGTAGCTACTAGTTCTGAGGGTACGGTTCGTAATGGGTCGGGAGACACAATCAAAATGGAGCTAATGAAGATTCTTAAAGGAGAATATGAGAATCTTCATGTGTCCATTTGGTATTACAGACTCGACGATATTAAAGAGGTTGACGAACCTGAAGCATGGATTAAGGCCAATCCAAATCTCGGAAAGACAGTAAGCTATGAAACATATCAGCTTGACGTTGAAAGAGCAGAGAATGCTCCTGCAGCAAGAAACGATATATTAGCAAAACGTTTTGGTATACCTATGGAAGGGTATACCTATTTCTTTACATATGAAGAAACGCTTCCTCATAAGCGTAAGCGAAATTTTTGGAAAATGTCATGTGCACTTGGAGCTGACCTTTCACAGGGTGATGACTTTTGTGCATTTACATTTTTATTCCCGTTGTCTAATGGATTATTTGGAGTTAAAACACGAAGCTACATAACAAGGCTTACTCTTGATAACCTCCCTTTGGCTATGAGGCTAAAGTATCAGGATTTTATGCAAGAAGGGAGCCTTATCGTTCTCGAAGGAAAAGTTCTCGATATGATGGAAGTTTATGAGGACCTTGAGCAGCACATAATTGATAAAGATTACGATGTTGCTGCTTTTGGTTATGACCCTTATAATGCCAAAGAGTTTGTTGAGAGATGGGAAACCGAGAATGGTCCATTTGGCATCGAGAAAGTTCCTCAGGGATCAAAGACCGAATCAGTTCCTCTTGGAGAACTTAAGATTTTAGCTTCTGAAAGAGCACTTTTGTTTGACGAGGAACTTATGTCTTTTGCCATGGGTAATTGTATAACTCTTGAAGATACTAATGGGAACAGAAAGCTTCTTAAGAAGCGGCATGAGATGAAAATCGACAATGTTGCAGCGCTTATGGATGCTTACATTGCTTATAAGGCTAATAAGGATGCGTTTGAATAATGGAGGTAATCATGTACAGTAAAAACGATTACAGATATTACCTTGAAAGCCGTCTTGAAGAATCGGATGATTACCTTGCTCATTACGGCGTGAAAGGTATGAAGTGGCATAAACATAAGTCCGGAGTAAAGGATTGGTTAAAAAGTCAGTTTAGTTTAAATACTCCGATTGCGCAGAATACAAAAGTGGTTGATAATGTTCAAACCAAAAATAAACAAATTCAGTCGACAGGGCAGGATGTAAACAATATTCTTGTGGGCTCAATAAGAAGGCAAAATAGGCCATTAAGTAGACTTAAGAGAACTGCTAAGATGTTTACAACTAGGGAGCCAAGCCTTGAAGAACGAAAGCTTAATAATATGCGTAAAAATGTCAATGCGACTGCCAATAATAAAACGGCGCATGGAAGAATTGATCACATAGCAAAGAAAGCTGCGTATAATACAGAGCTGAAAAATTATGCTGATTCTCAGAAGCCAAAGAAACGTAAAAAGAAACAAACAATAGAAACTCTTAATACACACAAGCGTTCCAAAAAAGAGGCTAAATGGAATAAAGAGATGCAAAGCTATGGAAAGGAATACCTTGCTAGCCAAAGTAAAAAGAAAAGGAGGTAACTATGTATAGTAAAAACGACTATAGATATTACCTCGAGCATCGTCTTTCTAACTCTGATGATTATTTAGCCCATTATGGTGTCAAAGGCATGAAATGGAACAAACGAAAAGCTACCAGGACTATTGGCGATACAGCGCAATTTGTTTCCGATAAAGGCTTTCTTAGTTATGTCGATGCTGAGAAGAAGTCTAAAAAAGCATCTGCTAAATTGGCAAAAAAGCTTCGTATGGACAAAGTTGGCGAGTCTGCAAAAAAATCAGCTGAGAATGCGAAGATGCTCAGAAGAAAAGCTCCGCAGATTAAAGCCGCCTCAAGGCTACTTGTAGCTGAAACTGCTAATGCCGCTGAAAGTGGTATTAAAGGTGCGATTAAAACTAAAAGAAAGAAGAGGAGGCGTTAATGGAATATAAATTTTCGGATCGCCTCCAGCATGCCTGGAGTGCTTTAACTAGAGCTCCGACGCCACCAACCCAGATCACATATGGCGAATCATCGTCATATCGACCGGATAGGCGAAGGCTTACACGAGGTAATGAGAGGTCTATTGTGACCTCAATATACAACAGAATAGCAATGGATGTAGCGGCTGTTGACATTAAGCATGTAAGGCTTGATGAAAATGACCGCTTTTTAGATGAAATGGATACAGGTCTTAATGAGGCCTTAACTCTTAGTGCAAATATAGATCAGACAGGAAGAGCCTTTATTCAGGATGTTGTTATGTCAATGTTCGATGAAGGCGTAGTTGCTATTATGCCGACTGAGACAACAGTAACACCAAACGAAACAGGTTCTTTTGATGTCCTTTCGTTCCGTACTGCAAAGATTGTTTCCTGGTATCCACAGCATGTAAAACTTCGTTTTTATAATGAAGTAACTGGAAAACCAGCCGAAATAATCATGCACAAAAAGAGTGTTGGTATTATTGAGAATCCATTTTATGCAGTAATGAATGAGCCAAACTCCACTTATCAGAGACTCGTTAGGAAGCTCAATCTTCTTGATGCTGTTGATGAACAGAGCGGAGCTGGCAAACTTGATATTATTATCCAACTTCCTTACACCGTTAAGAATGATACCAGAAGGAATCAGGCTGAAAAGCGTCGTAAGGATATAGAAACGCAACTTGCCGGATCTAAATACGGAATAGCATACGTTGACGCAACTGAAAAGATTACTCAGCTTAATCGTCCTGTTGAGAACAATCTTATGAAGCAAATCGAGTATCTAACGAGTACACTATATGGGCAGTTAGGGATTACCGAGGAGATTCTTAAGGGAACGGCGGACGAGAAGACCATGCTGAATTACTACAATTCAACCATTGAGCCGATCCTTTCAGCTATTACTAATGAGCTTAAACGTAAGTTCCTAACCAAGACTGCCAGAACTCGCGGTCAGTCTATTGAATTCTTCAGAGATCCGTTCAGGTTGGTACCAGTTAATAGTATTGCTGACATTGCTGATAAGTTTACAAGAAACGAAGTCATGACGTCGAATGAAATCAGACAGGTTATTGGCATTAAGCCTTCTGATGATCCGAAGGCAGACATGCTTGTTAATAGTAATCTTAATCAGTCGCCAGAGCAGCTCGCAATGCAAATGGGTGTTCAACCAGGAATGTCTATGCAGGATGAAACAGTTGGAGCAGATTATGATCCGATGCAAACGCCTGTCAGCGAACTATAACAAACTTTTAAGGAGAATTCAAAATGGCAAAGAAAACTTATGACTTTAGTGGCTGGGCTACTAAATTCAACATTAAGTGTGCCGATGGAAGAACAATCCGAGAGTCTGCTTTCAAACAGAATGATGGAAAAGTTGTACCGCTTGTATATATGCATGACCATTACGATCCAGAAAATGTTCTCGGTCATGCGCTTCTAGAGTATAGACCTCCGGAAGGAGTTTATGCTTATGGAAAATTTAACAATACATCAAGAGGACAGCATGCAAAAGAGATGGTACGAAACGATGACGTACTGTCTCTTTCTATTTATGCCAATAACTTGAAAGAAGACAAGACTACTGGGGAAGTTTTCCACGGTGCAATCAGAGAACTCAGTCTTGTTCTTGCAGGGGCAAATCCTGAAGCTAGGATAGACATGCCTTATCTTGAACATGCTGATGGCGAATCTTTTGAAGCTGAAATTTTCTGCGGTGAACAAGAGCTTGAACTCTATCACTCAGAAGAAGCGGCAGAGAGTGAAGAAGGAGAAGATATGGCAAAGGATAACACCGAAGAAAGAACAGTTCAGGATGTTCTGGACGAGATGAGTGAAGAGCAGCAGAAAGTGGTCGCTTACCTGCTCGATGAAAAGGAAAAGGAAGTTCTCGAGTCTCTCGAAGATGAAGAAGAGTACGAAGACGATGAGGACTATGAAGACGAAGAAGACGATGAAGAAGAATATGATGATTCCGAAGAGGAGGAAGAAATGAAGCACAACGCATTTGATTCTGCAACAAGAACCGATAACTATCTGAGCCACGATGACATGAAGGCTATCATTGATTCAGCAGTTCGTGGCAAAACATCGCTTAGAGATACTGTTGAGGCTCATATTGAGGATGGCATCCTCTCGCACGCTGTTCCTATGGACGGAATGGTAGGCCCTTCGAGTGAAACAGCTAGCCAGACTTATGGTGTAAGAGATCTTGATATGCTCTTCCCAGAGCCAAAGTCACTTAACAATCCGCCTGAGTGGATCAAGAGAGAAACCGGCTGGGTTGACGTAGTTATGAATGGTGTTCACCACACACCTTTCTCGAGAATTAAGTCCCAGTATGCAAACATTACCGAGGATGATGCTCGCGCAAGGGGTTACATTAAGGGTAAGCAGAAGAAGGAAGAGGTCTTCACGCTGCTCAAGAGAACAACCACACCGCAGACAATCTACAAGAAGCAGAGACTGGATAGAGATGACATTACTGACATCACTGACTTCGATGTAGTAGCTTGGATCAAGGGCGAGATGAGAATGATGCTCGATGAGGAAATCGCAAGAGCTATTCTTATCGGTGACGGCAGAGAGTCAGATTCCGATGACAAGATTCACGAGCTGAACGTAAGACCTATTGCTACAGATGTTGATCTCTTCAACATTAAGGCTTCTGTTAATGTTAAGGCTGACGCTACTGATGATGTTGTTGCTAAGACATTCATCGACACAGTAATAAGATCCAGAAAGAAGTATAAGGGATCCGGTAACCCTGTTATGTTTACAACAGCTGACATGCTGACTGAGATGCTTCTGCTTGAGGACGGAATTGGTCACAAGCTGTATAAGTCCGTTGCTGAGCTGACAACTGCTCTGAGAGTATCAAGAATCGTTGAGGTTGAAGTAATGGAAGGACAGACTATCAATGACAAGCCGCTTGCAGCTATTATCGTTAACCTTCAGGACTACAATGTTGGTGCTGATAAGGGTGGCGCTGTATCGCTGTTCGATGACTTCGACATCGATTACAACCAGTACAAGTACCTCATCGAGACACGTTGCTCTGGCGCTCTGATCAAGCCGTTCTCAGCTATCACAGTTACTGTTAACAGAGTAAGTGCGTAATTAATCGGAGGAATTCAAAATGGCCAAATTTCATGGAATAGTTGGCTACGTAAAGACTGAAGAAATTAGGCCTGGAGTATGGGAACCAGTCATTGCTGAAAAGGTGTACTTTGGTGAATTTAATAGACTTTCAAAGAGCTGGCAAAACGGTGCAAAAGTTAATTCCGATATCGTCATCAGAGCAGAAGTAAGTATCGTAGCCGACCCATACTTAATCAGCCATAAGCATAACATCAGGTATGTTGTGATTGATGGAACGCCTTGGGAGGTCTCGTCGATTGAGCCGAATCACCCAAGGCTTATTCTTAATTTGGGAGGTGTTTACAATGGCAAACGACCTGGAGACGAGTAGACTTAAGCTTCATGAAGAGCTTGAGACTAAACTCGGAATTAATAATCGTTACTTTCAGCCTCCTGAATCCGTTAAGCTCAAATACCCGGCAGTTATTTATGATCTTTATAGGCTGAATCAAAGATTTGCCAATGATGCTCCATATCGAAAGCTTCCATGCTATTCGGTATCAATTATAACCAGATCAGCAGATATCGATTACATAAGCAAGATGCTTGACAGTTTTAGATACTGCTCTCTGGAAAGAGTATATGTGGCAGACAACTTACAACATTACAATTTTATACTTTACTATTTATAATAGGAGGAATACACATGGCTAGACTTGTATGGGATAAAACAGGTGAGCGTTTCTATGAAACTGGTGTGAAGAACGGTGTTCTTTATCCGGTTGTTAATGGTTCATACCCTAAGGGTGTTGTATGGAATGGTCTTACATCTGTATCAGAGAGCCCTTCTGGTGCTGATGCTAATGCTATTTATGCTGACGACATCAAGTACCTCGAGCTGAGAGCTGCTGAGGAATTTGGTGCTACAGTTGAAGCATATACATATCCTGACGAATTCGCAGTATGCGACGGTTCTGCTTCTGTAGCTGAGGGTGTTACGATTGGACAGCAGGCAAGACAGCCATTTGGTCTTTGCTACAGAACTGTTCTTGGTAACGATTCTAAGAGAGATGAGTATGGTTATAAGCTCCACCTCATCTACAACGCTACAGCATCTCCTTCGGAGAGAAGCTATCAGACAATCAATGATTCGCCTGAAGCTATTACATTCAGCTGGGAGATGACAACTACACCTGTAGCTGTTGAAGGCTATAAGCCGACTGCTTGCATGATTATCGATTCTACAAAGGCTGACGCTGCTAAGCTGAAGGCTCTCGAGGACATTCTGTATGGAACAGAGGAGAATGAAGCAAGACTCCCTCTTCCAGACGAAGTAATCACACTGATGAAGAAGACTGCTTAAGTCTAATTAGTTATATTTTGGGGCTCTTTCAAGGGCCCCTTTTTTATATGAAAGGAGTAACAACATGCTTAAGAAGACTATCAAGTATGTAGATTTTAATGGCGATGAGCAGACTGATGAGTGCTATTTCAACCTCTCAAAGACAGAGCTCACAGAAATGGAAGCATCCGAAAAGGGCGGATTTGAGAATTACATCAACGCTCTGATTGCTGAAAAGGATACAAAGAAGATATTCGCCCTTTTCAAGGAAATCGTTCTTATGAGCTACGGACAGAAGTCTGCAGATGGAACGAAATTTGTTAAGAAGAAAGTCGTTGATGGCCAGATGATAAGACTCAGAGATGAATTTGAGCAGTCTATAGCTTTCGACGAACTTATGATGGAGCTTATTAATGGTGGAGATTCTGCAGTAAGTGACTTTATTTCTAAGGTAATTCCTAAGGAAGTCTCAGAGCAGGTCGCAAAGCAGATGGCGTCCACTAAGGCCTAACTTTTGCATGGAGGGACTAAAATGCTTACAATCACAGTCCCTGGTATGGAATCATATGATCCATTAACCGAAACATTCTTCACTACGAAGGAGCAAAAGTTAACATTAGAGCACTCGTTGCTGTCTATAGCCAAATGGGAGGCTAAATGGGGGAAGCCTTTTCTAGACCGGAAGGCACCAAAGACACTTGAAGAGAGTAGAGACTATATAAGGTGCATGACAGTAACACAAAATGTTGATCCGCTTGTGTATCTTGCTCTTACAGAGCAAAACTACAATGATATTTTGGCATATATGGAAAATCCAATGACAGCAACGTGGTTCTCTCAAGACAATAGGCCGCCTGGAAGAGAAATAGTGACCGCCGAGGTCATTTATTATTATATGGTAGCTCTTCAAATCCCATTTACTTGTGAAAAATGGCATTTCAATAGACTTATGACTTTGATTCGAGTATGTAATGAAAAGAATAAGCCTCCTAAGAAAATGGGTAAGAAAGCAATAATGTCGAAGAATCAAGCATTAAATGCTGCTAGAAGACAACGTTTAGGTTCTATGGGGTAGCTTAATGTCGTTTATAAAATTTGAACATAAAGGAGATTTCTCTAAAACAGAGAAGTTTCTTAAAAATGCTAAGAATGCAGAATTCTATAAGCATATGGAGCAATATGCTCAGATGGGGGTAGAGGCTTTACGGGAAGCAACCCCGATAGATTCAGGAGAAACAGCAAATAGTTGGACATATGAAATAGATGTTTCAAAGAATTCTGCTGAAATAACCTGGATCAATACACATACAAATAAAGGTGAGAATATAGCCATCCTTATTCAGTACGGACATGGTACTGGTACGGGTGGCTATGTTTCTGGTCAGGATTATATCAATCCTGCAATGAAGTCAGTATTTGACAAAATTATAGAGGGTATTTGGAAGGAGGTAACTGAGCTATGAATAATGTTGAGAATCGAATAGTTGAGATGAAATTCGACAACGAGCAGTTCGAAGCTGCAGTTGCCAAAACTATGGATACTCTTGACAAATTTAAGCAGAAATTAAATTTTGAAGATGCCGGAAAGGGCATGGAAAAGCTTGGTAAAGCCAGCAGTAATTATCAGTATTCTTTGAACGATATTGGTCAGTCGCTTGACCAGCTTAATGGCAGATTTTCTGCTATGGGCACAATCGGTCGAAGGGTTCTTGAGAACTTGACCGATAAAGCTGTAAATTTCGCCACTAAAGGAATAGGCGGAATGTTTAGTGGAATAACATCTGGAGGTCTTTCAAGAGCGATGAATCTTGAACAGGCCCGTTTCCAGATGCAAGGTATCTATAAAGATGCTAGTAAGGTTAAAAGCGTCATTTATGATGATATTTTACCAGAACTGCAGGGAACACCATATTCATTGGACCAGGCCGCTGTTGTAATTGGTCAGCTTGGAGCGTCAGGAATTCAGTCATCTGAAAAAATCAGAGAGGCAACAAGAGCCATTGCCGGTCTTGCTGCTATGTCAGGAAGAGGATTTGATGAAGTAGGTCGTATTTTCTCGAAAGTGGCAGGTCAGGGCAACATGATGGGAGGAGAGCTACAACAGCTTTCTTCTTATGGTATTAATGCTGCTGCTGATATTTCTAAATATTTTAAGCAGGTTGATAAAGGAACCGCAAGTGCGAGTGATAGTGTAAAGCAGCACATTGCTGAAATAGCAGACGCTTATGGCGATCTTTCAGAAGGAACCATAAGAGAAGCGGCGTCAAAGCGAATGATCCATTATGAGGATATGGCTGCTGCTATGGATACTCTTTATGGCGAGCACGCTAAGAAGTCTACAGAAATGTATACTGGTGCTCTTGAAGACCTTAAAGCGGCGCTTGCAAGAATTGGCGCTGAGCCAGCTGCTGTTGGGCTTGAAGTTCTTAGAAATGCATTTAATGCTCTTGTTCCAGCTGTTGATGCTGTAAATGCAGTACTTAAACCGTTTACAAACGCAACAAAAGGTATTGTTAAGGATGCCAATGGCGATGATATATTTGGCGGCCAGATGTACGGTAAACTTGCAAAAGAGGTTCAAGGTCTTGGTATTCAGTTTGCTAATCTTTTCGTTCAAATGGATGAAAATGGAAAGATTACCAGATGGACTGACGATAGCATCAAGCAGTTTACTAAAACAGTAACTGATGCTGACGGTGCTGTGCATAATATGACCGAGTGGGGCCAAGATGTATCCTCTGGTGACGCAATCATGAATCCTGCTATGTGGCGTACAATTACTGCTTCAACTCAGTCATTTGTTAACGTTTTAAAAGCTGTTAGAAATGTTATCGAGCCAATAGCAAGAGGAATAGCTGGTGCATTTCCTAAACTTACGTTAGAGACAATTGCTAATATGACTGAAGGAATCGAAAGATTTACAAGCCATCTTATTTTAAGCGGAGACAATATGGAGCGCCTTAGGTGGATAACTCAAGGAATATTTACTCCTATTAGTCTTGCTTTCCAAGGTCTTGTAGCATTAGCCAAAGGTCTTATTAAAGTTCTTGCTAATGTCTATCAGGTTATTTCTCCGGTATTAAATGCTATGTTTGCCTTCGCTGCTTCTGTTGGCAAAACGATTTCCGGAATGGGAGATGCGATAAAGTATTTAGTAGGTGATACAGCGGGATTCGCTAAGTTCGTAGCAAAAATCGCTGTGGGAATTGCTCAATTCTTGCGCTTAGATAAGGCTTTAGGCTTAATCCTTTTTGGTTTTAGCAAGTTAGCTTCGATATTTGATACCGCAGGAGATAGAATACGGAATTTCGTAAGCAATGCAATTCCTAGGATTCATGATTTTATTAAGAGTGCTGGCGAGATGCTTCGTGTTAAAGAAGCAGTCAACGCTGTTAAAACTATATTTGAAAACTTAAGATCAAGTCTATCCAAAGCTTTTCATATAGAAGGCATTTCCAAAGGTTTTAAACAGTTTACTGACGCACTTAAAGATTTATTTAAAACGGATAATTTATTCGGGAAATTACTTGAAAATCTTCAGAATTTCTTGAAATGGCTTGGTGATCGTATACCGTATCAGAAAATAGTAGAGAAAGTTAGTAGCGCATTTGACAGACTGGCAACATCAGTAGGAAGACTTACTAAGAAGCCTGCTGGAGCTATCAAGCAATTCTTTATTGACTGGGCTAATGATATTAAGGAATTTATAAAGAATCTTGATAAAGGTAATGCTTTCCAGGTTCTTGCTAAGAGTATGATTCCTGTCTATAAATCATTTAAAAATATACAGAGCAATTTTAAACAAATAATAAAGCCTCTTGGAAAGTCGATAGCCGAATTAATTCCTAAACTGTTTGGTTTTAAAACTTTTGGGGATATGGTGCAGACAGTTGCATCAAAAATAGCATCGGCTATAAAAGTGTTCCTAGAATTTATTGGCATTCTTGGAGGCATAGCTCGCGCAAAAACAAGTGAGCAGGTATCGAAACTATCGGATAGTCTTAGTAACCTTTTCGACACCAAGATTCTTGCAGGAGCTAAAGCATTAGGTAAGTCATTAAGCATGACTGGAGAAGGCTTTGCCGCCGGACTTGTAAAAGTAGGTGAATGGATCAGAGACACTCTTACTAATATGTCTCCAGCTTCTGTTAAGAAATTTATTTATACTGTAACGCTTCTTATACTTGCATACCGATATATGGGCATGCTTCGCTCACTTAAATGGGCAGGAGAAGCATTTGCAGGCCTTCTAAAGGATTTTGGTAGCTTAATGAATGGATTAGCAGGCGGCTTTGGACTTAGAAGTTTAGCCACAGCTATTGCAAATACAGTAAAGCTTACTGGTTTAGCTACTGCTTTACTTATATTTGCAGGAGCAGTATTCGTCCTTGGCAAGATGGACTGGCAGACAGTTCTCGTCGGAAGCGGTATATTATTGGCCGCTATGCTTAGTTATTTAGGAATTATGCAAGTCCTGAATAAAATGGATCTCAATAAAGGTGGTGCCGAGAAAGTCCGAAATCTTGCTTTATCTATGGCAGCAATTGGCGGAGGATGCCTCCTGCTCGTAGAGGCTATTAAGCAACTTTCAAGCGTGTGGGATCGAGAGCACCCGGACAAATTAATAGCTCCGATTATTTCGATTACATGGTTAATGATTGCTTTTGTTGCAGCCGCTCGAGTACTTGGTGGTATTGATGGTGCAAAGAACACAGTAGCACTTGGCAAAGCATCGTTTGCTATTATCGGTATTGCTCAGGGTATGAAAATGATGGCTGAAGCTTGTCAGGAATTCGGCGAGGTTGATCCTGATCATTTTGAGCAGGGGCTTGAAGCAATCATCATGATTATGGCTTTCTTCTCATTATTTGCTGTATCTGTAAGATCAGGAGCAAAAGTGTTCTCGGCTGCCGCAGGTATGATGGTTTTGGCGGCAACGCTGATGGTTATACAGAAAGTTCTTGACACTTTCGGGAATATGAAGCCAAAGGTGTTGGAACAGGGAGGAAATGCCATAGGAACAATTCTTGCGGGTCTTACAGCATTTTCATTAGTTGCCGGTAGAGCTGAGAAAGGTATATTTGGCGCTGCTGTTGGAATGGTGGCAGTTGCTGGTTCGATAATGATAATAGCTGATGCTATGAATAAGATTGGGTCATTAGATGAAGGCCAATTTGCTCAGGCATTAGCTACATTAATAGCTATATTTGTTGGCTTTGCTGTTATATCTAGTAAAGCCGGAGGTGTACAAGGAGCGGCTGCAGGTGGAAGTTTCCTTCTTATGGCGGCTGGAATTTTAGCATTAGCATATGCATTCCAGGTTCTTGCATCTGTTAATCCGCTTCAAATACTTGCAGGCATGGGTGAGATGCTTGCAATTTGCTGGGCGGTTGCTCAGGGAATAATTATTCTTAAGGCTGCGATTGAGTCGTTAGATCTTGAGGATGCTGCCAATTTAACATTAATTGGCGCAGGCTTATTCTTATTAGCTAATGCAATTGGTATATTAGCCGGAATCCCAATTGCTGCATTTGCTATAGCGATTTTAGGACTTGCCGGAGCATTAGTTGTTTTAGGACTTGGCATGAGCCTTTTCACTGCTATAGCTCCGGGGCTTTTGGTTGTAGCGGGCGCATTTGCACTTCTTGGTGTTGGCGCATTATTTGTTGGTGCCGGTTTGATGTTCTTGACGCTTGCATTAGCATCGCTTATACCGCTTTTATTATCGCTAAGTGTTGTTGACCAGCAGGCGCTTGTTCAGGGACTTCAAGTACTTGGAACGGTGGCTAAGAGTCTGGCTGAAATGTTCTTTACTTTAGCTAAGGGCGTTCTTGCATTTGGTGCTGCATGCATTGTTTCTGGTATAGGATTAGTTCTGATCGGTGCCGGACTTGCAGCGATCGGTGTCGGTGCAGGTCTTGCTGCTTTAGGTGTTGCGTTATTTGCAGGCGCTTTAGCATTACTTGCAATAACGATTCAGAAGTTCTTTGGCGGTGGCTTACTTGAGATGATTTCTGGCGGATTCGAATCATTTGCCGGAGGCTTCGGAAGTCTTGTTAAAGGCCTTTGGCAGAAAATCAAAGGTGATTCAGTTACAGAGGCTGGAACAACCGGCGAGGAAATGGGCAAAGCAATGCAGGATGGCGCCGTAAAGGGAGCAACGTCTAAGCAAGATAAAGTCAAAGATACATTAACAAGTGGACCTGAAGATGCACTTTCCGAAATTAAAGGAATGTATCCGGAATTTTCTACATCCGGAGGCGATTTAAATGCGATGCTTGCTGAAGGTTATGGCGATGGTACGCCGCTTTCGGATGCACTTGGTGGCGATTTAACGGAATTTAGCAAGCTCCTTGGCAATCAGGAATTGGATGCTTATATGAAATCTAATGGCATTTCCGGTGCCCTTGGCAAAGGTTATGATTCTTCAGAGTTTCTTAAGCAAATCGATCAAACTAAGAAGGATACGGCTAGTAAGCTTGGAACAATTCCTGGAATTGCCAGTAAGCAGGGAAGTAACACTGGTTCGAGTCTTGCTTCAGGAGAAAGAAGTAAACGCGGTGATGTTGCTTCCGCAACTGCTTCTCTTAACAGTGCGGCAAAGCCTGCTGACCAGTCCGGTAAAGCATACAATATAGGTAGTGGTATCGCCAGCGGACTTGCTAGTGGTATTAATAGTGGTTCTTGGGCTGTTAAATCTGCAGCAACAACTGCGGTTAACAATGCTATTGCAGCAGCTAAAGCAGCTGCCCAAGTAAACTCACCTTCAAAGAGAACGATTCCAATTGGTAGTGCTATTGGTGAGGGACTTGCTGTCGGTATGAATCGTAGCCAAAGAATGGTATCGCATGCCGCTACCGATTTGACCAATGAAGGCGTCAATGCCGTTGCGACAGCTATGCAGCAAGCTGCTAGTCTTTTCGACACAGACATGGATTTCAATCCGACAATTACCCCGGTGGTAGATTTGTCAGAAGTCCGCCAAAGCGCTAATAGTATTGGATCCATGCTTGGAGGAAACTTTGGATTAACAACACCGTATTCTGGTTTTGTTAATGCTCAGATGGCTGCTTCAACATTTCAAAATGGATCTAATTCTCCAGAGTTTGATGCTATTAATAAGCTTGCAAAGGAAATCGGTTCCATGAACGAAACTATGAATGCTCGTCAGCTTGTAAATAATATCCATATCGAAGGCTCTGAAGACCCAGACGCCTTTGCCGATAGATTAACACGTAGATTTAGATTGAATGCGAGGACAATATAATGGCTAAAAAACCAACTGTTGTTGCGACAAAGAAGCCAACCGGCATGAGTATAACTCGCAACGGAAATGTTTTTACGTTTTCCTGGAAAATCGGCGATTCGGATTATGATGATGGGCAGATGTTCTATTGGAATCTGAATAATAAGCGCCAGTGGGGAGCAAAGAAAATAGGTGTTAAAACAACAACATATGTGACGAAGATAGATTTGAGCAAGGTAGCGTGCAGAACTATTCGATTTGCAGTTCAGGGAAATAAAAAGAAACAAAAAAAGAGTAATCCTGGATGGTCGGGTTATCAAGTCAAAGACTATACTATGCATCCTCCTAAAAACCCAAGAGTTACATATACTCTTGATTCGGAAAATGCATATTGTGGTACTTTTTCATGGGAAATTCCAGATGTTAACACGACCAATAGTTATCATTTTAGAAAATATGAATGGCAATCAATTCTTGTTTCTAAATGGAATAGCAAAGATCCACCGGTAAAATGGACAGCAGAAGCTTCAGCAGATGGCCAAATCTTTAAGAATGAGGGTAGTGGCGTTTCTGGCAGTAAATTAATAAAAGAAAATAGTGCTCGTTGGAATAATATCGATGCTTCATATTCAAGATGGTTTAGAGTCAGAGCGATTGGCGCAGGCGGGACTACAGAATGGAAGTACTCGTATCATGTATATGCACTACCGAGAGCTTCAGAAAATGTTACTGCTATAGCAACACCTACATCTGGAGACTCTGGTTATACTATTACCGCACGGTGGACGGCACCTGAAAGTATACCATATCCAATCGAAAACGATTTGATTATGTATGCCATTGTTAAACCGAGAACCGCAGTTACAAAATCTGGCGATACTATGGTTACAACAATGGACTACCCTGTCGAAAGCCCTAGTTGGACTCAGGCAGGCATGATTCGTGATACGGGTGACGGAGATGCAATGACCTTTTCTATACCAGAAGTTCTATCAGATGATGAGTGCATATTTGTAAAAATTGATACAAAACATGATTCATTTATCACTTCTGGCGCTCCTGTACTAGTAGAAAATGGCGTTGGCAATCTTCCGGATCCGGTAGTTACTTCAATAACATCTAATCCATCTACTCATAGAATCACCGTTTCTGCGCAGAATACTTCAGACCTCGAAGCATCTTTCTTAGCTATATATTATAGAACAGAAGATGCTCCTGATGCGTATCAGACAATTGGTGTTTTAAAGCACTCCGAACAGCAGGGGACATTTCAGTGCCCTAATTGGGGTGATAAAGCATTTTCGATTGGTATTCAGTCGTTTATTGCGGACTATTCTCCTGCTGAAAAAGCGTCAAGCGGAATCACAAATTATACAATAACAAACATTCGTATGACGTCAGACATCATATGGGATGAAGGTTCTGTTCCAAAGCCCCCAAAATCAGTAGAACTTTTGCCGATTAATTCGACCACAATCCGAGTTCTTTGGGATTGGACCTGGACAGAAGCAAATAAAGCTGAAATTTCATGGGCCGATCATGCTGATGCTTGGGAGTCGACCGATGGGCCTCAGACTTACGAGGTTACAAATGTTCATACAGGAGCATGGAATATCGCAGGACTTTCTGTTGGTACTTGGTATGTTAGAGTTCGATTGATTCGTGAGCAGGAAAACAGTACCATATATGGCTTATATTCCGATGCTAAGACCATAAAGCTTTCATCTGCTCCGGCTATTCCATCATTGGTTCTTTCTAGTGGCGTTGTGGCTGAAGATGGAGAGGTAACGTGCTACTGGGCTTATACGTCGACGGATGGAACTGCTCAGATGCAGGCTGATATTTGTGAAGCAACTTACGATGAAACCACACAAAAGTATTCCTATGGCGACATAATTGATAAAACCGCATCTGCTCAGCACATTACATTATCTATATCAAGGCTGGGATGGCATGCAGGAGAGCTTCACTATCTTGCAGTTAGAGTTATTTCTGCTTCTGGAGAACAGTCTCAGGGTTGGTCCTCACCAGTACCTGTACGTGTAGCAGAGCCTTTAACTGTTGCATTCGATAGTACATCTCTGGTAAACAAGACGATAGTTATTGACGAAGAAACATCAGCTTCTGAGTTATCGCTGACACAACTTCCTCTGACTTTTACTGTCAATAGCAATGGAGCGTGCAGTAGTATTACCGTTGTGATAGAACGTTCTGAAGATTATCATATGGATCGTCCTGATGAAAGTAATTTCGATGGCTACGAGGGAGAAATGGTAGTGACTAAGACCTTTGAAGGCGATGGAAATTATGAAATAGCAGTAGAGGATCTTATAGGCTATCTTGATGATAACGCTAAATATCGTTTAATTGCGATGGGTAAGGATGCATACGGTCAAGCAGCAACATCTGAACCAATAAACTTTACAGTTCATTGGGACCATCAGGCTGTTGTTCCGTCTGCTCAGTGTGAAATGGACAATCAGCATTATGCGTCCATTCTTACTCCGCTTTTGCCTGAGGGATATGAAAAGCAGCCCGGAGATGTTTGTGATATTTATAGGTTATCCATTGACGCCCCGGAACTTATTTATGAGAATGCTGAATTTGGTGAGAGATATGTTGACCCGTATCCTACTATTGGAGATATGGGTGGACATAGGTTCGTATTTAAGACGGCAAATGGTGACTACACAACAGAGGATAACACAATCGCGTGGTATGATACTCGAAATGACGATGGCGACTTTCTTGATATTTTTACAGTGCTTATAGATTATAATGGTGAACAAGTCTCGTTGCCATTTAATGTTCAGCTTTCAAATAGATGGGCTAAAGATTTCCAGCAAACAAACTATCTTGGCGGATCAACGCAAGGCGATTGGAATCCGGCAGTCAATAGAACAGGATCTGTTACTACTGTTGGAATCGTAACGGATGAATTCGGCGATGAAGAATTAGATGGCACTATAGAATCAGTAAGGCGTCTTGCTACATATCCTGGTATATGTCATGTAAGAACTCCGGATGGATCCAGCTATTCGGCGAATATTAATGTAACTGAAGACAGAGAAGAAAAGATGATAAATAAATTAGCCAAATACTCGCTTGAGATAACAGCCGTTGACTCTCAGGAGCTTGACGGAGTTACTTATGAGGTTTGGCAGGAAATGCACCAAGGAGAAGAATAATAAATGGACTGGCGAAAAGGATTTAGCTCCCGGTATTACATCACAATAGTTGATCAAGATACCTGGAAAGATATCAAGAGACTCGAGATTACTGGGGGCTCAATCAGGCGGTCCTCAACTGATCTTAGGCATTCCGCAGATTTAACTGTAGTCAATTACAATGAAACCGGAGAAAAACTTATAAGAGTATGGTTTGACGCTAAGCAGAATAGCGAATCAAGCCATACTCCTTTGTTTACAGGGTATGCGACATCTCCCGGACGTGACATTAATGGGATGCGCGTGAGTAACTCACTTCAGTGTTACTCTGTTTTAAAAGCGGCAGATGATGTACGACTTCCAAAGGGCTGGTACGCTCCTGCAGGAGCAAGCGCTGTTTGGCAAATACAGGAGCTTTTAAAGGTCACAAAAGCCCCGGTGAGAATTTTGGGAAATACCTCTGATCTCTCTAAAATTAATTTAAAGAAAGCCATTGTTGCTGAGCAAAACGAGACAAACCTATCAATGATTGAAGTTCTCTTAAAAACTATAAACTGGAGAATGACATTAACAGGGCAAGGTGAAATAGTCTTAGATAATTATCCGAAAGAGGCGGCCGTTGTGTTCGACTCGAGGGAACATGACGTGTTGGAACCGTCATTATCAGATGATTACGACTGGTTTGATTGCCCTAATGTATTTAGAGCAGTAATGGATGATGATTATGCTGAAGCTCGAGATGAAGATCCGAATTCTCCTTTATCAATTCAAAATAGAGGAAGAGAAGTATGGGCAGAAGAAAGTTCATGCAGTTTGAATGAGAATGAAACTCTAGCTGAATATGCACGAAGACGATTAAAAGAACTTCAAAAGGTAGGAAGAGTTGTCAGCTATGACAGAAGATTCAGACCCGATCTAACAGTAACAGACCTTGTAAGACTTAATTATCCAGCTCAGAAAATTACAGGGACTTTTGTTGTCACATCACAGGGAATCGATCTTGGTTTTGGAGCTAAGACAAGTGAGGAGGTAATGCAGGTATGAGTACTGGAATAGATAAGCTTGCCTCTGAACTACAGAAAGTTATAGAGGAAAAAGACAGTAAAAAGAAGTCACCATATGAATCTGAAGCGAAAGTTTTACGAGTAGAAGATGATACCGTATGGGTAAAAATCCCTGGGGGGACTGACGAGACACCTGCTCAGAGGACCATCGATGCTAAACCTGGTGATTCTGTAAAGGTAAGAGTATCAAATAATAGTACTTATATTCTCGGCAATGCAACAAGTCCTCCAACAGACGACACAACAGCCTACATTGCAATTGATAATGCCCGAGACGCCAATCAGAATGCTACCGCTGCTGGAATTGCCGCAGAACAAGCTATAAATAGTGCGACAATCGCAAATGAAAAAGCGACAGAAGCTATATCTGATGCTGCAGATGCTCATCAAGCAGCGCAGGAAGCTAAGGCCGATGCGGCAGATGCTAAAACAGCTGCTACACAGGCCCGGACGGATGCTGATGCTGCTAATACGGCAGCCACACAAGCCAAACGAGATGCTGCGGATGCCAAAACAGCTGCTGCACAGGCTCAGATAGATGCTGCGGATGCAAAAACAGCTTCTTCTGAAGCTAAAACTGCCGCTAATGAAGCAAAAGCAGATGCGACGCAGGCTAAACAAGATGCAGCAGATGCTAAAACGGCTTCGACACAAGCTAAACAAGATGCTGCGGACGCTAAAACAGCTTCGACCGAAGCTAAGGCTGATGCCGCTGACGCTAAAGAAGCTGCTACACAGGCCCAGGCAGATGCCTCTGATGCTAAAGAAGCTGCTACATCTGCGAGTCAGTCTGCCGAAAGTGCCGCCTCAAGTGCTAGCGCTGCTTCGACGTCAGCAAGTCAGGCTGCAACAAGAGCATCAAATGCTGAAGCATCAGCGCAGGCAGCAGAATCATCTGCTCAGTCGGCTCAAACATCGGCAAGCACTGCTGGTGAGAATGCATCAAGAGCTCAGGCTGCTTCTGAAGCAGCTCAAGCCGCCGCTTTATCATCTATAACAAGTGATACTTTACATTATCTTGCCACTAATCGATCTGAAGGTGTTAAAAAGACGGACGCTGGCTGGACTACTACTGTACAGACGATCGATTCTACGAATAGATATTTATGGACATACCATACATATACCGCAGCAAATGGAACCTCAACTGATACAAATCCTGTTATATCCGGTGTATATGGAGATCCAGGACAAGCGGGCGGTAAAGGTGATAAAGGAGATCCTGGTGAAACAGGACCTTCAGGTGATGACGGTGTAGGTGTTACATCTGTTCAGCCGCAGTACTATCTTTCGACATCAGATTCAGTGGCAACTGGAGGTTCCTGGAGCAATTCACTTCAGTATGTTCCTGGAAAGTATATTTGGACCAGAGACATGGTGTCCTATGATGATGGGACAAGTAAATCATCTACAGAAATTTACAATCAGGCTCTGACACAGTCATGCAAAGATGCAGCAGAAGCACTTGGATTGGTTCAAGAGCAGCAGGAATATTTCTGGCATGATTCTCAAGGAGCACATGTGCTGTCAAGTACAGATGCAAGCGGAACGCGCTACAGGCTCGATATGGTTGGCTCTGGTACGACGATTACACAGCTTAAATCTAATGGAACAGAAAGTGTAATAGCCACATTTGGTGAAAATATTAACTTCAGCTCGGATCATGCCCAGTATATCGGAAACCAGAATGCTTACGTTATATTTGATCCGACAGGAAATGGTGGACAAGGTTCTCTGACAATAGGCGGCTCATCAATTCAGATGGGTAACAGAACTCTTGACGATGTCCTCGGAAAGACGCTTATTTACGATCATACATATGAGTATGTTCGAGATTCAAATAATAAGCCTATAAGCGCAAACTTTACAGCATTTTTATACCGAGGTGGAGTCGACGTAAAAACTGAATACGAACCATCTAATTTTACTTGGTACCTTAAGAAAGAGGAAAAAGGCACTGGTGCAATCAGCGAAATTCTTATAGCAACCGGCTATACATGCAGCGTTAATTTAAGCGACTGTGGCTATGGCGCTGAAATTGTCGGAAAGTTTACTATCGCTGATGATGCTTATGCGCTTAACGCAAATGGTGACAATCTTACGGACGCAAGCAATATGCCAATGTCTGTAAGATCTACAGGCGAATCTGTAAGAGTAAGAGACCTGTCAACAAGTTCAACTATATTTCCAACAGACAAGATAATGATTGTTGGAGGGGAAGATGAGCATCTTGTAAGTATTCAGACGCTTCAGGATTATCTGAATGCTAATCTCGATAAGCAAGTTATATTTGACACAACCGCCGGATGGTCTGCTCAGACATCGCTTGTATCGAAGAAGGATACTTTGTATGTTTATACGGATCATCAGACTGACGCTCAGGGCAACAAAGTAGCCGGTATAAAGGCAGGTGATGGTCTTGCTTATGTGGTTGACCTGCCGTTTACCGATACTATTTGCACAGAGCATATAGCCGATAACACAAGGCACATAACGCAAACCGAAAGAGATTTTTGGAATAACAAGGTGCGCTGCTATTATGCGGGCACAGAGCAACTGATATTTACGACAGCATAAAGGAGATTGATTAATGGCAGATATATCTAAAATCACGTTGCCTTCTGGAACAACGTACAATATAAAGGATGCGCATGCCAGGGAGCTGATTGACGAGATGTCAGGGTACACCGATTTCCTTGGCGTAACTACAACAGCTCTATCTGATGGCGCAACAACAAATCCAATTAAGATAAATAATGCAGATGTCACTGCTAAAAAGGGCAATATTGCTACATACGGTAGTGCTGAGTTCATATTCAATGGAACTGCTTGGCAAGCGTTCGGTGATTTGTCTGGGCTTGGTTCACTTGCCTATAAAAATTCAGCTTCTGGTAGCACAACTGTTGCTGTCCCAAAATCTTATACAACGACAGTAACGCCTAAAGCAAAGGATGTATCAGTTTCTGGTACAACAACAGGCTCGGTAAGTGTTACCAAAGGAACTGTGACGGTAAGCAAGGCTTCGAGCGGTACAGCTACATATACACCGGCAGGAACAAATGCTGCGTCAAGTGTGAGTGGTTCTTGTACAGTAACTCCGAGTGGTTCTATAAGCACCGGGACCGGTACAGCTAACTACACACCGGCCGGGTCAAATGCGAGCTCGAGCGTAAGTGGTTCTTGCTCGGTTACTCCAAAAGGTTCTATCAGTACAGGCACTGGAACTGCGAATTACACGCCAGCTGGAACTGTAAGCACACCGACTATCACAGTAACACCAAACACAGCTACAAAGTATGTTGCATCAAGTTCTACTGGTGGCGGTTCTGTTACTGCTGGAAAAGCAGCAAGCTGTACATTACCATCGCTGACAACATCTGTAGCAAATGAGACGCTGACTATCGGATGGTCTGCTGGAAGTTTCACGGCAAACACGCCGACAGCCGTAACTCTTCCATCATTTGCAAGCCAGACGATTGCGACGGGAATAAAGTCGGCAACATCGAGTCAGCCGTCATTCACAGGTACTGGTGCTGAGCTTAAGTTTACAGGCTCATCAAGCAGTGGAACTATATCTGGAACAGCAGCGGCTCAGACCTTCACAGGCACTGGCGCAGAGCTTAAGTTTACAGGTTCGTCAAGCACAGGAACCATATCCGGCACAGCGGCTGCTCAGAAATTCACTGGAACAGGAGCAAGGCTTGTAACTGATAGCGAGGTTGCTACAGGTGCATCATTTGTCGGCGCTTCTATGACTTCTACAGGATCATATACACCAGCGACTCCAACGGCTTCTACAACCACAGCAACAACCGAGAATAAGACTGTTAGCATTACTGTATCGTAAGGAGGTGACTTATGGCGGACATAAGTAAAGTTAAACTTCCTGATGGTAGTGTGTATGATATTAAGGACGCAAAGGCATTACCGAAGACCACGTACGAATACAACAAGGAAATATCGTTCGGTGGTTCTGGAAAATTGCTGATTGGAAAGTTCAAATGCTATGACTCTAACGTTACTATAGAAATCAACTCGACAACAGCTACAACTTATCATGCTGTAGCGATATTGGCCACACAGAACATAAATACGTCACATGGCGGGAGCATGACATGGAATGTCTATGGCGATGACAGTAATACAGTTGCATCTAATCTGTACCTATATTACCCGTCTAACAGCCAATGGATAGAGATATATTTTTCGCCGTCAAGTTGGAGTAAGAACTTAATACATATACAATGCATGGGGATTCAAGCCGAAGCAACCAACGTATGTGAAAATGTCTCGGCAATTCCAGAAACGGCTACAGTAAAGCCAACGAACATATCAAGAGGCGCTTATGTTCTGAAGGCTGGAGATACAATGACCGGTGCATTAGCGGTAGATGGGTTCAACATAAAACGGACTATGATTCCGACCAATACGTATTGCGTAGTTGGGTGGTATAGGATAGCCAAAATATATTCCGCGACCGATGCAACTAAAGGTGGATATCCTAATTTCCTTTTGTTTTACGGAGGACGATATAATAACTCTAATCCGTCCAATTGGATTGTTAGCATAAATGCAAATTATACAGTTGCATATCTTAACCAGCTAAATGGATATTTGAACGGGTGTTTTAGTAAGGTTCGGTTAGTCAAGATTTCAAATGGTTCATACTATGTCGATGCATATCAAAATGCGGATGCCCCTACAAAAACGTTAGGGTATCAGCACTTTACTTTTATAGGAATGGGCACCGTAGAAACGTATTCGCCAACAGCGCCATTAGAAACCGAAGAAACGGCAGTTGCCTCTATAGATATTGCGACTAACAGAATCGTTTCCGATGTCGTAGGAAATGTAAGCGGACGTGCGAATGGTCTTGAAATCAACAGCGTGACAGGGGCAACCGTTGATGACTTTCGAGGTGATTCTTTAAGACATGCTAAAATCAGTAGCTATACCGATGTTGGCCTAGCTGGGAACGACGGATGTATCATTTGGGTTCCGTATAGCGATAAATATGGCAGACAATTCCTTCTTGACGATACAGGGTATCTAATAAAGTCTCGATGCTATAGCAATGGCAACTGGTCATCTTGGAACGAACTTGCATTTAAGGACAAAGCAAGCGCAAACACGCTGATGAACACGCTTGACACTGGAAGTTCTACTCCAGTTGATGCCGACTATTATATTTCCCAGTATGTAGGAGGAGGCACATCCACCACGACTTATCATCGTAGACCGATGTCAGCATTGTGGGAGTATATAAAGGGCAAAATCAGTTCAATTTTGGGGCTTACTGCATCAAATTATGGAGGTACTTCTGCAAAAGCAACGGCAGACGCAAGTGGAAATACAATTACGACTTATTACGCTCCAAAGTCTACGGTAGTAACGAATGTTGCCCTTGCAACGAACAAGATTACCAAGACCATAAACGGTACGACCACAGACGTTGTAACGGCGGCTACTACCTCGGGATATGGCATAACAAAACTCTCGACGGCTACTAACAGTACGGCTGTCGATGTAGCGGCAACGCCTTCCGCTGTCAAAACCGCATATGACCTCGCCAACTCAGCAAACACTACCGCTAACACAGCATTGTCTGGGGTTAACGGTAATTTAATTTATGATCAAACCTTCACGATATCTAACGGAGTTGCAACCTTTACTCCGCATGTATATCAGAAGGGCGCTGAGGTTACGACAAACTATGCAGCAAGTTGCTTCAAATGGAAGTATAGGCTGATAGATGGTTCTGAGGTGAGTCTTACTACAAACAGTAACAGAGGTTGCACAGTAACTATATCTGGAATGGGCTATGGCGGACATGTCATAGGTATATTTACACCGGCATAGAAAGGAGGCACAATGGCAACATATACAAAAGAAACAGCCCTTTATGACACTGCAGCTATTGCAGGTGATATTCAGGAGGCTGGAACTACTGCAAGCAAGTATATTGCGGCAGACAGCACAGGCATCATGGTCTATGACGGAACAAGCGGTGCTCAGACTCCAAGTGCAGTTTCAGATGGCACTAACAACGTATTTATCGATGACGATTCTGTAGATGTACGAACAGGGAGCGATGTAAAAGCATCCTTCGGCTCTATAACTACAATAGGCCCAGAAGATGCCGCACATGCTGAAATACAGAGCGATTCATTTACTATTTATAACGGGGTTCCAACAGAATGTTTTTCTATAGAATCGAGTGCTACTGAAGTATCGTCAGAGCGACAATACCCATACACTGATAGTACAAGTGGAATTACATTTACTGGGGCTGGGACAAAAACAAGAACATATACTGCATTAAAAGATGTTGCTAATAAAGTTTCGATTACAGTAGCGCATGCTGGTTCCTTAGCGACAGCGACCAGAGTAGTTACTTCGAACAGTCAGACGTTTACTTTCTCTTTCCCGAAAGATAGCACTGGAAATACCTTAAGAATCAAATTGACTGCTATATGGAATAAAAGTACGGGGGTGCTTTCCATAACGTTACCTTCGGATTATATAGTATCGGGGCAAAGAAAAGGCATAATACGAATACGCATTTCAAAAAGTTGGCAGACCCTTGTGCAACCAGCACCAGCTATGCTTTTCGGAGAACTAAGTGGGTCTATTGGAGGATATTCTACTGCGATGGGAAAAAGTGTTTCGGCAAGCGGAGATTATTCTCATGCAGAAGGTTATGACGTAATTGTATCCGGAAGTTATTCGCATGCAGAGGGTCAGTATACAAGGGCTAGCGGAAATGCTTCTCATGCAGAGGGGCAGTCTACACAAGCGAGTGGTACTTACGGTGCTCATGCAGAAGGCGGCACTACAACTGCCAGCGGAAATTATTCGCACGCAGAGGGGCAATATACAACTGCAAGCGATTTTGCTTCTCATGCAGAAGGCTTTTATACCACTGCGAGTGAACGTCATTCTCATGCAGAAGGCTTCTATACAACTGCAAATGGGTTTTGTTCTCATGCCCAAAACTATCATACAACCGCTGGATATTCAAGCCAAACAGCCATTGGAAAGTACAATAATAATTTAGAATCTAATGCCTTTGAAATAGGTAATGGCGATAGTACCACGCCATCCAACGCGTTTTCTGTTGATTGGGATGGACGCATCTCCTGTGGTGATTACAATGGTAATTTTAAATCGATTTTCGATGTATTTTACCCAGTGGGTTCATGCTATACAACAAACACAAACACAAACCCATCCACTTGGCTTGGCGGAACATGGGTATTAGTCGATAAAAGATTCACTCCGAGTAATGGTGAGAACGGAATAACTTGGAATGATACGAATACAAAAACGGAGAGGACTTTTGCGTGGATTAGAAACGATCATGATATTTGGCTCCGTTTCCGGTGGACAAATAAGGTAGCTTTTTCCGACACAGAGCAAGCAATATGCACGATTAACATGGCAACGCTTGGTTTTAAAAGTGGGGAATCTGGTTATTATCAGTGGATTACTGGTGCTTGCGACGGTATCAATGCGGCACTTCTAATGAACTTATCATGGTCTGGATCGACTGGAACAGTGTATATACAAGATGTTGTAACGCGAGCCACAACTGTTCCAACTACTACGAGCCAGCCTGCATACGCTACAATGCTTGTTAAATGTGACTTAAGTCATATGGATGATAGTGCATGCAATCAGTTTATATGGAAGAGAACAGCATAGAAAGGTGAAAACAATGAATAAAGAGACAATACTCAGAACAATTGCGAGAATCGCATTCTCGATTTATACAGCCTTTTGCATATGGCAGGTGTCTATAGGGGAGCTTAGTAAACTTCTCAATGCGCCTGTCTTAGCTGTTATATTTACATGTGTAATCGTTCTTTGCGGGATCATCGTAGATGCCATCACGACCTATTTTAATAATGACTATACAAAAATAGCGGCTCAGCATACAGCAGAAATGAGACAGCATAAGGCTGAACTTAAAGAAGATTACGTTGGTGACAGATTCTTTACTGAGGAGGTGCCGGATGAATACGAAGATATTCAGACAGTATGATGGACCATGGGCTAAGAAGCCATATCCTACAAGAGGCTGCACAGTATCCGGTGCTGGTTGCGGACTTGTGGCTCTGACTCACATAGCAATTGAGCAGGACAGTAAAAAGAACTGGACACCGGAAACACTCAGACCATATATGCTGAAGCATGGCTATGCTATAGCCGGTCAGGGAACGACCTGGAATGGTATGACTCAGACGCTTCACTACCTTGGTTATGAGAATGTACGTTATATTACAGAAGCAACACCAATGAAAGATGCCTTTGCGGAGCTCAATAAGGGTAACCGCATAGGCATTATTCTTTTCTATGGCGGATATTCTAAGCGCTATAAGAAATGGTATAGGACTCCGGACGGAACTGTATGGACGGCAAGCGGCCATTATATTATGTTCGGAAGTTACAAATACGAAAACGGTAAGCATTGGTTCTATCTGAAGGATTCGGGCGGACGTAAGCACGATGGATGGTACAGTTATGAAACCTCTATGAAGGGCTGCGTTGGTCAGATGTGGATCGTAGAGAGAACCGGTGTGCAGACCACTCCTGCTAAGGCTACAACCGCAGACGGAAAGCTTGTGGTTGATGGCATTGGCGGAACCGGAACTGTTAAAGCTCTTCAGAAATTCCTCGGGGTTACAGCTGATGGAATTATATCTTCACAGGATAAGAATCTTAAGAAATACTATCCGGCTCTTAAATCCGTATCATTTGCTGACAAGCCAATTGGCTCTGTGACAGTAAGGATGCTGCAAAAGTGGCTCGGAATTTCCCCGGATGGACTTTTGGGAAAACAGTCTGTAACTACTCTTCAGAAGAAGCTTGGCGTGACTGCTGACGGAGTACTTGGAGCAGCAACGATGAAGGCTCTGCAGAAATACCTGAATGAGCATACAAAGGCGGTGTATCCCAAACTAACCATGGTTCAGAAGATCATGCAGGCATGTGTTGAGCAGTCTGTATGGATGAAGAATTCTAAATATGGCTGGGAAGGTGATCCGACTGTAGCAAAGTCAAAATTTAAAGCGACTTGTGTAACTTATGTTGCTTGCGTTCTTCAGAGACTCGGCATACTCAAGCCTGGCGAATTTATTTGGCAGAGTGGCAGAGGCTATGGAACAGGCAAGGTTTACGGCACAAATAGCAAAATGAAAGTGACTTATATGGGCAATAAGACTCTTAAATCACTTAAAAATCAGCTTAAAGCCGGCGACATAATTCTTCTTGACGATAACAAAAGTGGAAAGAAAGGCAGTGGTGGACATATATTCATTCTCGAAGGAAGATGGACAAAAGATGGCGATCCTTATATTTGGGATAATGAAACTGCTTATAAGAACCGCCGATCGAGAGTTTATGATGGAAACAGAAAAGTTCTTGCCAGGGTAAGAATTGATGAACAGGCGGTGAAGTAATGGAAAACTGGACAGTTGAACAAATCGCTACAGCAATAGCGCTGATGGTAGCTGTTGTATCGGGGGTAACATATTTGACAAAGCAGCTTAAAGACTGGATCGAGAAGCTTCTTGACAGCAAATTTAAGGATCTCGGTATCAGAATTGACTCGATAGAAGCTAAGATCGATAAGGTCGATATGGAAACATGCAAGAATTTTCTCGTACGTTTTTTAGCTGATGTCGAAAATGGTGCCGTGATCCTTGACGCTGAGAAGCAGAGATTCTGGGAAGAATACGAACATTATATTTCGGCCGGGGGCAACTCTTATGTTAAAGAGTGGGTCGATAGATTAAAGAAAAAGGGGTTGATATAGATGCGGTATAAAAAGGTAGAAACTTATCAATTCTCAGTGCCCCAGGAATTTAAGGCATATCTTGATTTTAAGAACGATCTGACCGCTTCAGGCGTAACGTTCACTGAGGATGGCGGATCGCATTATCAGACAATAACGCTCGTAACCACGGGCAATTTTGATAAAACGGAGGAGGTTAAGTAATGGCACAGACAATTGCTGAAAAACTCGCAGAAAAATATGATGTAACTCCTAGCACAACCATTGCTGGGACTCTTAAGAAGATCACGAACGATGAGACCGGTGATGTCAACATTGCTAGCCTCATAAGTAAGATGGAAGCTGGTGGAGATGAAACGTTCGCCAACTTTTTAATGGTTCCTGACGAAACAATTTTGCCAAAAGGCATAACAAATATTACTAGTGATTTTAATGCTATTATGAAAGCCGCAGGCATTGTAGATATAGAAATTCCGGGAGATTTCTGCAACGGTATTGTTAATGGATTTACTACTTGCAACCAATTAACTAGAGTTAAAATTGGTGACGGAATTAATAAGATTGGAGACGAAGCTTTTATGTCTTGTACAAATCTAACAAACGTAATACTTCCACAGTCATTAACTATTGTTTCTGGTTATGCGTTTCAGAGTTGCACTACATTATCGACTATCGATTTTCCAGGACATATTAATAAAGTAATGAATCGTGCTTTCTATGGATGCAGTAGTCTGTCACGCGTTATATTTAGATATGTAGAACCGCCAACAACTGTTGGAAGTAATGCCTTTACCGGATGCTCAGATTCACTGACTTTCTATGTTCCTGATGAAGCAGTGGACGCGTATAAGGCAGTTAGCGGTCTTTCTTCATTTGTAAATAAGATATTACCAATTTCAGCATTGGAGGCATAATATGGCAGGAGGAACAACAATAGTTGACAGACTAAATAAACTGTCAGGAAAAGATGCCACCACTATCGCTAAGGCTCTTGAGAATGTAGAAGAGGCTGGTGTTGGTGGAGAGGTCAATTTGCCAATGGACCTATCTGATTTGTTGGACCGTTCTTATTATGGATCATATTCATCATCGGCACCACGCCTCGGTGCGAGATCTATTTCAACAAATCGAGAAGCTGGCATTTCTATGGAGTTTGCTCCTGAATGCCATGTCGATTACAAGAACAATAAAATATATGGAAGCGGCTATATACCACAAGTAACTTCAGAAGGCAGCATTGATTACTTCCTAAAAGCTTGGACGAATGATTATAAAATAACCCATACTACATTAAATAGCATTGATGACTTGCCTTATTCGTCTAATAATTTTGGAATATATGCATATGGAACATATAAGGATAAAGATGGAAATAAAAAAACCTGGAGTACATCTCTAACCGATAATCTTAATGGAAAAATATTACGTATCGATCGATACAAAAAGACATCGGATATGCTTCGAGATGGCTACAAAGTATCTTTTGGTGATTCATATTTTGTAACCTCTGCAACAAACATTTTTACACGTGAAGATGAATATGGAAAGAAATATTACCAGTATTTGAAATACGAACTTCCAATCTATTTTCCTGATGATGCATCAGATGTTTACCTTACTGGCATAGGAGTTGTCCCGCTAATTTCAAAAATACGTACGGATTATATACCTTTTAAAGAACATAACATTCTGTTTTTATGGGACAACGATTTTGTCGATGGCGTTCCAAACATTAGCAACCCAGATAAAACTGCTATATATATTCACAATGTCGCCGGAGAAGCAGGTAATGTATATGAAGAATGGGTGTTTATTAAAGGTAGTTGGGAAAAACTTGGAACAACCAATATGAAATTCCCTGCTCCGGATTGGAACGTAAATGATGAAAACGATCCATCCTACATTAAAAACAAACCATGTTATTATGTCGATAACAGTGAAATATTATATGAAGGTGATTTATCCTTTACTAGCAATGCTGGCACAAACTATTATGGGCAAAGCAATGTGGAATTTTCTCGCAGCGTTGAATTTGGAACAGCCATAACTTTAAATATTGATGGCTTAGAGTATACAGATACTGTAACTAGTAGCCATATGTATGTAGGAGCAGCGAATCCTGGTGATAGCGCTATCACAACTACTAAAGTTGGTGCACAAATGTTTCAAAACGGAGCCAATACATTTGGCGGCATGTATATGCGTATGGTTTCCAGTAGTGAACGTGGTTCAGGAACATATCACGTTAAAGTATTCATAAAAGCTGAGCCGATTATTAAACAAATTGACGATATATATCTTAAAAATAGTAATATTAAAAACGGAACTGGAAACTATTCGGTTCAACACGGTTATTCTGGAACAGCTTCAGGAGATAACTCTCATGCAGAAGGCAGCGGTACAACAGCTTCAGGAATCCAATCTCATGCTGAAGGAAATGGGACAATTGCAAATGGCAGGAACAGCCATGCAGAGGGATGGTCGACGGTAGCATTCGGAAGTAATACGCATTCCGAAGGTTCTGGAACTCACGCAAAGGGAACGGATAGCCATGCCGAAGGGTACTATACAATAGCTAAGAATAAGGCTCAACATGTATTTGGAAGATTTAACGAACAAGATCCTTCATCTTATGATTCCGAGAGATACGGAAAGTATGTTGAGATAGTAGGGAATGGCGACACTAATACTCGTTCTAATTGTCGAACATTAGACTGGAGTGGTAATGAAACTTTGGCTGGATATCTTATGATAGGAGGTTCACTAATATTAGGAAATGGCACCGAAGATAAAGTCACAGTTACTGCAGCCCAGCTTAAAGCGCTTCTGGCGCTTCTTGATGCATAAGGAGGATTATATTTATGTCAGAAAACTTAAACGAACCTCAAAGCAGAACACCACCCGGTGCAAAAATGGTGCGCAAAGGTAGAAAAAGAAGTAAAAATAAAGATCAGGGTCGACCAATATGGAAAGCCCTGATCTGTGTATGTTGTTGGTATAACAGTGTGTTCTTTGTTTTCTTTTAACTTCTTTAATACCTATACGTTGAAGAGGAAATGAACTATATATTTCCTCAAATTTCAACACTTATAATTAGAATAATGCATCCATGGTGCAGATGGCTTTTTGTTTCTGCTCCGCCATTACATCCTGGTAGATATTCATGGTAGTGATGACATTCTTATGACCTAAAATACTACTAACCACTTTCACATCTATACCAGATTCCAGCGCTCTGGTTGCAAAGGTATGCCTCAGCGCATGCATACCTTTATATTCTAATCCATTCTTAATACAGAAATTCTTCCAGGCGAGGATCGCATTCTGCTGATTTATGATGTTATACCGCATGTTCGGGAACACCAGATTTCGGTAGTTTGCATCCTCGTCTAAAGTGGTCTTATGACGTCTGAGCCACTCAAGAGTTGTCGGTGCTAAGTAAATTGTACGGACGCCGGCTTTAGTCTTAGGATGCTCTTGAATAGTCATGCTGCCATGGATGGCTACGGCTGTCTTGTGTATATTTACTTCTCCGGTTTCAAGATCCACATCATCCCACGTCAGGGCAGTAGCTTCTCCGAAACGCATACCCGTGCTGATCAGAAAGTAAAAAAGCTTTTGGTTCGCCTCCTTTCCCTCTTTACATTTATCTACTATCCTCTTCTGGTCGGCACTGGCATACGCTTCGATCTTCTTAGGTGGTCTAAGTTTGTGAAGCTCAACGCCATTATGCGGATTCTTTCCGATGATATTTCGATCGACTGCAAATTGGAGGCACTTTTTCATCTGTACAGATAATCCGTTTACTGTGGAATGAGAGTAGGTTTTGATTTGGTAATTTTTCCCGGTTGGTTTTTTCAGAAAAACTTTTGCATACATCTCTTCCAAAATAAATGGCGTCAGATCCGTCAGCTTTAATTCTCCGATATAAGGGTATATGTGGTTTTTAAACTGGGCTTCTAATCGGATAAACGACTGCTCAGTTAATGCAGGCTCTTTACGTGTCTTAAGCCAGTACTCACACCACTCTCTGACAGTTATATTTGATTCTTCTAAAGGCAGACCGCCGTTAGCCTGCACTCTTAATTCTGCTAGCTTTTGCTCAACCTCCTTTTTAGTCCTGCCTGATACACTCTTACGTTTACCATTAAGTGATATTTGGCCCCTCCAAGAGTTGCCTCTTTTGTAAATGCTACCCATTATTTCTCCTTTCTAACTCGCGTTTAAAACATGGTCTCTCGTTTTTTGCCTGGTCTAAATAAAGTGCATTGTGTGCTTATATTTGCCAAGCTTTTCGAACGTTTAACGCTGTGTTTCATCCTGCTCCATCCTTTGCGGGATTGTGCCATCCTGTCACTTTGACCCATCCTCCTTTCGGCGTTATATTTTGTCTCACCGATAACTATGCCTAGGAGGTAAAGAATGGAAACAGATATTGAAATAATAGGTATTAAAGAAGTAACACAATTATACGGCTTTTCCAGAAAAGAAGCAACGAGGCTATTAAATACGAGGGGGTGCCCGGTGCTGCCTAGAACATCCGGTCAGCCGTATAGAATAGTAAAGGAGGAATTTGAGAATTGGCTGAGAAGCAGACGAGCTATGTGACGAAGGAGCATGCTGTGGCTCCGGACGAGAAGATGCTAGAGGAACTATATGAGCTTCTTGGGTTATATTTTGGGATAGAGATCGGAAACGGCATAGTAAAGCCGGGAGAACGAGTAGACATAGAACCTCAGCTTGACAGGGTTATATTTCGTGAAGAGATTCTCGCACGGATTACAGCGCTGATAGTAGGAGGTGAGAAATAATGAATAAGACTCTTTATGTATTAATCGTGATTGATGACTGCGTGTATCAACCTAGTATTGTGGGGATATTCGAAACTGAGCAGGACGCTAAAAACGTAATTGAGCGAATTGAACAGAACGAACACTCTGAATTAGGTCATGCATGCTTGGAAATCGAGAAGCACGAACTTAATGCTATTGATGAGGAATTACTTGGTTATAATAATCTCTTTATCTAAAAATCGTGAGGTCTACATGGCCTCGCATTTTTTGCAACCTCTAGTATAGGAGGTGAGAAATAATGAATAAATACACAAAAAAGCAGCAAGAGCAAATAAACATGTGGTCAAAAGTGGAAGAAGAACTTACTAATAAACTTATAGAAGTAAATGAGGAATTACGCATATTATACGGTCATAGTATGAATATTTATAATAGCGATGAAATTCTCGAATTTACTGATTTAAGAAAAAAGATAGTAAATAGACTTCATTTTGCAAGTAAACGACGTGAAGAAGCAATGCAAGCAAAAACTTTGTATGAAAAAAAGAAAATGGAACTCGCCGAGATAAAAGAAAAATGGGGCTTTTAATAGCCTCTTTTTTTCGCATAATGAACAACCTCTAGTATAGGAGGTGAATAGATATGATTCTAAATATTTTAAACACTTATGACGAATTAAATGATTGCACTAAAGAAGAACTAATAAAAATGGTAATTGCATTAGATCAGGTTGCTGATGAAGCAAAAAATACAATCAACAAATTGACCGATTGCAATAACGCATTATTAGGTGAACTTGGATATGATGATTTAAAAGTAAGTCAAAGGTTAGAATGGAAGGAATGTTAAAAACCTATGAAAATCGCGAGGCATACAAGTCCTCGCATTTTTTACAGCCTCTATAATAGCAGGAGGTATAAAACTATGAATAAAGCAGTTATATTTAGATTTATTGCAGGCTTAATGCTTGTAGCACAGGGAATAGAGTTAGGAAGAACCCTAACGACTAGGAAATATTGCTACGATGCAGAAAAGTACGGACATGGAATCATAACGTACACTGATATTCACGGTGTAGATCACCATGCAGTAGTAGAGGCTTATAAATAGCCTCTATTTTTTCGCATTTTTTACATCTTTCTTAATAGAAAGGAAGGTGACTTATCATGAAGGAATATAAAGTAAGTCTTGATATTAAATGTAGTTCTAAAAATGAGGCATCGGACATAAAACGAATGATTACTGAATTGGGAGTCGAGTTTGGATATAGGAATTTGGAGATTGCTATATGCAAACCGTTAATCGATGATACGTATATGATTTCGGTTCAAACCGACGCTAAAACAAAAAAGAAGATTATTAAATATTTAGGATTAACAAAAGAACGTAAAGGTATATCACTATTCGTAATGGGGGCTTAGGCCCTCTATTTTTTCGCACGAAACACATGTTCTATTATAGGAGGTGATAGACATGTTAAAAGGTTATTATGTACCGGCAGGATATATGGGCTGGGTTGGCAATGGATGGATGCTATTCGCAACCGAACAGGATTATTATGAGTATATGAATAGGAGTTTATAAAATGGACGAACATAAATACTTGATAAGAGATGATTGGAAATGGATAGCAAGAGCAGCCAAAGTCACCAGAATTATATTCTACCCTATATTACTAATTTGGCATCTATTTGATCCAGAAGTAGAGCTCTAACAAGGGCTCTTTTTTTTCTCGCACCAAAAACACCTCGGTTAGTAGGAGGTACACTATTATGAACATTAACGAACTTAAAACAAAAGCTAATGTAAAAATCACAGGCTGGAAGTGGAAGGCCAAGGTAAAGACTCAGGAGATTAAGAAATGGTGTAAAGAGAATCCTGAATCTGCACTGATTATTGGCGGAGGAATTCTTGGAGCAGCGAAATATATTGGAAAAGCTGCAATCAAGAGATCCAACATCAATAAGGAAGAGCAGATCAAGACTCATTACTGCTATGACAGATCTTTAGGTCATTACTGGTCATTGAAACGCGAGCTTACGAACAGAGAATGGCTTGAGATTGACAAAAGGAAACGTGATGGAGAAAAAATGGCAGACATCCTGGATAGTATGAAAGTACTGAAATAAGAAATCGCGAGGGCAATATGCTCTCGCATTTTTTTCAGCCCCTAATATAGGAGGTGAAAGAAATGAATATACGAATTTTAGAAAGGAAACTGCCAGCAGAAATTAAGTACACTAAACGGAATCCTAATGAAACAAAATTCATGACACTCGACGAACTTAATAATGATTTTATCGTTTTACAATGGTCGAAAACGAGTCTTATGGTTTCTGAAGATTTAGCTAATGGATTATTTAACACCAGCAAAATTGGTGAAAAAGGTAATAGAATAGTATTTCTTGAAGAGATTTTAGAGATTATTTTCGGCATAGATGTGGATCTTGATAAACCATATTATTATGAAGAAGGTGAAAGAATTGAATGGGATTATGAATTAATAGGGCTTAAAACTGGATCGGTATTTATTGAAAGAGCATATGTAATTAGATTTCATCCAACACATTATTAAAAGTAGGAGGCGCAATGCCTCTTATTTTTTTTTTCGCACTGGATACATGCTCTCTAATGAAAGTTATAGGCAGCTATTAGAAAGGAGAAATGATATGGCTGAAATGTATAACGAAGCTTATGAAGGCGAGTTATTTATTACTGAAGGTTTGGACGATGAAGTAGAAAGATACAACCTACTTGAAGATGGGACCGAAAAGAAATTAAATGCCGCTAAAGCGCTGCAAATAAGGCACACACTTGGAATCGAAGAGTTTAAAGCCGGTCAGCAGGCAGAAGACATGGCAGAACGCAGACAACTTGAGCGTGAAAGATTAGAACTGGAGCGTGCAAAGATGGAAGCAGAAGCTGATGAACGAGCTATGCAGGCTAGAGCAGAAGCAAAACGAGAAAAGTTTAGAAACGGAGTAGCGATTGGCGGATTTATATTCACAGGAGCCCTTCAGATAATAGGACTTGTATTGGATCATGGACATGCGTTCCAGGATACTATCAGGAATAGAAACGCTGAAAATGAAGCGAAGGATACAAGAAGAGCTTTAGAAAGATTAACTGACAGAATAGCAAACCGCTAACTTTAAATGGGGAGTTCGTGTTAAATACATGGGCTCTCATTTTTTCGCATATTTTACACCTCGGATTATAGGAGGTACAAAGATATGATTAGACGTAAAAAATACAACAAAAACGTAAATCTACCAATGGATCGAGAAGAGAAACTTGTAAAGGATGTTTGGGATGATGTTGCGGAAATGATGATGTCATTACAGGAACTCGAGGGAGATGAAGAAGTAATAGAACATATTGCTGATGGAATCCACGAGTTAGCTGATTTGATAGAAGCAATCGCATATCAGGGGCAACTCCCTAAGAAACTTAAAAGACCATGGAGAATAAAGGAAATGAGCTAATAGTTATATTTGAGTATTATTAACCGCGGGGCTAACATGGCCTCGTATTTTTTCGCATGCTTTACAGGTTCTATAGTAGAAATAACACTGTTATTGTAAAGTATATTCAAAGGAGGAACTAATATGGATACTCGTAAGAATTATGAAGAACTTGGAATGGCAATAGTCGAACAGGCAGCGACGGACTACCACAATGCAAGATTCTTTCTTGAAACTGAAGACTTGAGGTCATATAAAGATACTGCAAGTAAAAACAGTAGACATAATATGGCGAAAAAGACTTTGGCGGAAATAGAAAGTTTCTTTCATAGTGAATGGTTTCGAACAGTATGCCCGGATCTTGACGGAAAAAAAGCATTTGAAGCTTTGAAAGAAACTTACGACAGAGAAGTTAGGGACGATAAAATGGAAAAATTTATGCGTAACAGAAATAATTAAGAATATGAGTTCTTGTAGAAATACAAGGACTCTATTTTTTGCCTTATGAAATACTACTACGAAAAACCAACTGAATACACCGTTACAAAAGCTAAGACGATCCATACGGATGATAAGTTATATTCTGAATGCACTCTTTATGAGGTTGATGGTAAAGGACTCAAAGTAGTGCAGCTCAGATTCAACCCCAAGCTAAAAGTTTTCTTTTACGGCCCAATAAATCCTTGGCTTATTGATGATATTTTCTCCAGAGAAGGATTTTTAGAAAACCTCTCAGATCCTCCGTATCCTACTATGACCGTACGGACGCTTATGTGGAAACTTCGGATGAAACCCCTTAAAAAAGAATGGTGGGAAAACTCGCAAATTTTACATAGTAGATAATGAAAAGTACAGGAGAATTGAGGAGGTGTATTATGAATAACAACATTAAGAATTATGTGTTACTTTACCTTATGCTTATGAAGGCACATGCAGAACTAGTAGTAGATATAGTTAAAAATAGTTACGGCAAGACTAAATTGCTGAACCTATTATTAGCTATACCATTTCTGGTTCACTCAGTATTCTATAACATTTGGTGGATAATAAAATTCGGAAAAAAGTATAAGCCAATCTTTGATTAAATGTATTGCATAAAGGTCGAACAACGGCCTTTATTTTTTCGCAAATATTACAGCCCATATAATGAAAAATACCGGAGATCATGAAAGGAGAAAATCATGGGTATTGTTAATAAAATAAGGGCGATTAGAAAAGGAACAGAGAAAGTTAAAGATTTTGATAACGCAAAGACAGAAAAACACAATGTTCATTATTCGAGATATATAGCATCTTGGATTAATGCTGGTGGAGATTTGTCAACGTTAGACGGATGGTACAGCTTTGCATTTTGGCTGGATACACTTGGACTGACGGCTGATGAAATCTATCACATTAGAGTGATGGCTACAAACGGAAAACTTGAACTTGAAAATTCTGCAAAAGAATTTATCAAAAGAGCAAACGAGATTTCTCTCGGACTTAAGGGCTAATCAGCCCTTTTATTTTTTCGCATTTTTTACATCTACTATAATGGAACGTAGTGCTAAGAAGTGAAAGGAGTACGGAAATGAAAAAAGCACTCATAATTACAACACTGGCTTATGAAGTAGCGTATATAGTAGTAGCTATATATGCACTGAAGAATCCGGAGAAGTATGGTGAATGGAATGCTAAATTTATTGGCAGTATGACAAGCACACTTGAGAAACTAGGTTTATAAAGGAGGAAGAATCAAATGATGACAGTATGGAATGTAATTAAAGGTATATGCACGATTACTGGAGCATACGTTTGGATCAAAGCAATCAAAGAAACGATTGAAGAATACAACGAAGCTCCAGAGAAGTAAATATAGCTAAAGCAAGCCATAGGGGAGCCATTTGGTTCCTCTTTTTTCTCTGAACATATGTTCGCAAAATTTACATCTTCTTTAATGAGAAATCAGAAAAGGAGGATGGACTGATGATATCGTTTGAATTAATATTATACGTTATAGTTTATGGATTTGAATTCTTCATACTCGCACTGATGGGTATAGGATTATTCGGATTTATATGCGGTAAGTTTAATAATGAGACGTTACAGGCGGTTCACGACTACATATTCGTGATTGACGACGAGGAGCTTTAAGGCTCCTTTTTTTTCTAAGGAGGAAGAAATGGGAAACGATCTTAATAATAGGCCATATGAACAGCCACGCTTAATGCATGTCTATTTAACATCGGGAAGACCGGAACTTATATTTGGATACCCATCGGCAATAGCCCAAATGATGCGGGTGATGTATGGCTATGATAGTTTAAAGGCTGTAAGGGTTTTGAAATTATGGAAGCCGACAGAGGTAACGCGATATGAAGCGCAGTCATCATGGTCATCTACGCTAGGATAAAAAAGGTGAAGAATTATGAAGCAACTTTTATATGTGTATAGCTGGGACCCGACCAGAAGAAAGATACATGAGTACACAGGTTATTATTACCCAGCTTGGCCTGCGCCACTTCTTACACGACTGCCAGATGCGCATGATACGTGGTTCAGAAAGATACCAGAACATTGCGGCGAGTTCTATGGAAATGCAGTATGGTTTTTGGAACCTAATCCTAAAAAGGCGCAACTTATATTTATTGAAGCTGAGCTTAAGAAGATAGACGCATGCAAAGAAATTATAAGAAAAGGAGAAGAAAACATACGATATTTGTCGTCATATACATATGAAGAAGAATATTAGAATCCTTATTCTCGCAGTATTTACAACCTATGTTATAGCAAAGGAGGTAAATGCTATGAAGATTTTTGACAACTCAGAAAGATGGTACCTAATTAGAATGACACAGGAAGGTGCATTGAAATGGACGTCAATTCTGAATCAGAGATATGCTAATGGGCATTTTGCGCTTGTAACAACGCAGGAGACCTATTCGGACAATGTTGAAGAGATCAGGAAAAGAGATGTGATATTTCACTTGTACACCACGCCTAGAGACATGAAGGCATTAGAAGTACTACTGAAAGATTTTATAGTCAAATATGGAGAATTGGCAAAACCAGTAAAGGCAGAGGTTAGATGATAACCGATAAGAAGGTCAGCGAAAGTTGGCCTTTTATTTTTTTAACTTTTGAAAGGAGCAACTAAAATGGCAAACTACACACCGAGACAGAAGAGCGAGATCGAGTACCTTATCAATAAGGGGAAGGCAGTCTATAAAAGACTCACAAATAAAAAGAATATGGCTGAATCAGAAAAGCTTAATGATGAGCTCAACCAGATCAAGATGCAGCTTAATGAAGCTCTTAATGCAGAGGCTATGTATAGAGCGCATCTTAGAGCAGCCGAAGAGCATATCAGAGCAGCTGAAGCGCTTAGAGATAAATGGGTGAAAGGAGAAATGTAATGGATTATATTTTTAAGGAAGTCTATTTCGACAATTTTTGTGCAAAATGCGTGCATAAGGAAAAAGAAGAATGGGAAGAGCCATGTGATGAATGTCTGGAAAATCCCGTAAATGAATATTCTCACACACCTGTAAAATTTGTTTTGAAAGAAGGAAAAGATGATTAAGTATTTTGAGATCATACCGTACGAGCCGGGATTCAAAGATCCATTTCATGAAATAGCAAGAAGGACGCATATGTCAGATAACGAACTTGCTAAAGCTATGGGCTTTAAAGACGAGAACGACCGCTTTTCAAATCTTATATTTGAGGATATGAGCGATCCGGCATACATCCGTAGAATGAATAAGTTTTTAAAGGAGAAAAATCTCCCGCTTAGAATTTCTCAGACAATGCTGAAAAGGAGATACTATGACAAAGCTAACTAAGAATGGTGATATTTTGTTCCGGGAGTCATTTTGCGGCACATTCTTTAAATCCAGTCCTTTAGCGGTTCTGGAGGCCGAATATGAGTTCAATAGAAAATATGCGCTGGGCGAAGGAGATGAAAGCCTGGCGCTTTTTTATTCTCTATTAGACTTAGAGCCTCCAAAACAGTCTAAAGATGTTGGCTGGTGCTATGACTACATGTCCGCAGAGTGGGAAACTATGTGGATTGATTTTATCCATAGGCCAATGATGACAAAAGAAGGACAACCATACACAGAAATTTATTATCCAATCCCGCCGGTAAGTTTGTATTACGAGGTGGACAATCCGTTTATGTAAAGGAGAGAAAAGATGGTTCTACGTGCTGAACAGACATTCGACAAGGTGTATCTCGATAGAGAACATCCTTCAGATTTTATAGATTATATTTCCCATGCCGTTGAAAGAGAATTGGTTAGTAAGTTTATAGATCAACTCGAAGATCACAAGCTTCATGTTGTTGTTCTGAAAGAGCCTGAGTTTATAGAAGATGCACCAGGATCATGGTGGAATCAGAGCGCTTATAGACAGAGTCTGGAATATATTGAGGTTGTTCAATGTAAAAACTGTAGAATGCATTTTCCATGGTGCCATAAATTTAGAGAGGAACTAGGAGGAAATGGATTCTGTCCGTATGGAAAGGAGATAGAAGATGGAAGATAAAGCAATAGCAATTGTCCGTAATTACATACTTAATCATCTGGATAAATCGGATGATATTCCTGCGTTTGATGTATACACAGTATGGAAATGCAAGGCTTTGCAAAACTGGAAGTTCCTCATATCCAGCACACTCCTGGATGGAATGTACTATGAGGTGACGTTCAACGGGGATAAGCAGGAGTGGTATCTTGATGCTTATAAGAAGTTTGAGAATAAGGTTATTGCTGATTGGAAATATATGAAGCGATGATAGAAAGGAGCAATAAATGATTATAAACATACCACTAAACATAGATGATGAACTCTGGGCAAGTGCATTGGCCAGAGATTATGAATCGAAAGTAACTGAACGACTGACGGCCGAAGTTCGAAAGGCTATCTGCGATCATGATGTGTACAAGGATCAAAGACGTGGAATGCAGACATGGGTTGGCGATAAGATCGATAATATTTTGAAGGAGTATAAAGATGAAATTATTGACGCCGCAGCAGAGAAGCTGGCTGAGAGACTTGCACGAACAAAGAGAGGAAAGGAGATACTCAATGAGACTTTATGATTTTGATGAATGTGTTCTTCTGGATAACAAAGGGAAAAATACAGTTAAGGTAGAGCCTACAGAAATATCTATAGGATATGACATGTGTTCCGCTACAGAGATTGAAATACGGGGAATAGTACGAGATGACGATTGGAGACCTAATAATTTTCATTTCGAACCAGCGCGTAGAAAAGGTAGAAAAGTCGATTATAGCAAACTGTATTTGTCTATATTTGGGGATATGCCGAAAATCAAGGACGTTATATTTAATGACCCAGCGACTATAGTATTCTGGGCCGACAGAACCAAAACTGTAGTACAGTGTCAGGACGGTGATATTTTCGATCCTGAGAAAGGTCTCGCTATGGCGATTTCTAAAAAAGCTCTAGGAAATAAGGGCAATTATAGCAACGAGCTTAAAAAGTGGCTGCCGAAAGATAAAGATGTGACATTGGAATACACACTGAATACGTCAGTGACATCAACATCGATAAACGATATGGGACAGAGCATAGTCGACGCAGTCAACAAGATGATGAATCAGCTTGAAAGAGGGCCAGTAAATGAACGATGAGTAACGCAAACAAAATAATAGAACATTGCCGTAAAACAGCAGGGTTAAGTGCAAAAGAGCTATCAGATAAAACAGGTATAGCATATACCACAATTCGCAAATATGAACGAGGATTAATTGACCCTACGTACGGAAAAATGGAGCAAATACTTAAAGCATGCGGATGCAAACTATATGTAAAAAGGAGCGAATGATGTCACGTTATATTTTCGATCTAAAGAAATGCCCTAAGTGCGGAAGATTCATGATGGATGATTCCATGCGCATTCAGGGTGGATGGAAGATAAGATGGTACTGCTTATGCGGATACCAAGTGGAGGAAGAGAAATAATGTTCATTATTAAAATAGTGGTGACCTTCTTTCTTATTCTTTGTTTCTATTGGGGCGCAATTGAACTTCTTTGGGAAGAAGATAAGATTAGCGACGAATGGCATGACTTTATTCAAGCAATAGGAACTTCATGCATGGCTTTGTTCTTTATTGGAGGAATAGTAGCAGTTGGGCTCATGCTTATTTGGTGCCTATGGAAAGGAGTTTGAGTAGGTGATTATATATGATCGATATTTCAAGAATAGATAAAGTAAAGAGAGTTATAAAAGACAGATATAACGATGCAGATTGTGGTCTATTCTTTACTCCGAATTGGGCTGGTGATCCAATGTCAACGATTTGGGAAGAAGACGGAGTGACTATAGATATATGCTATAACTATCAGTATTTTGAGGTCTTTGGGCTTACAGAGAAAGAAGAAAATGAACTTTTAGCATTCTATAACTCTCTGATTGTGAGGTGATTATGTATGATACCAGAAACATATTACAAACTGTACCCATATAATTTGGCAAAACACATGTTTGACGACATAGTAACTTTAGAAATGATTCTTCCAGGAAAGCTCATTGAAGAAGTTGAGATCTCGCTTACGGAACGTGAATCCAAGTGTATCAAGCTTCGATATTCTGAAGGGATGACTCTCGATCAGATAGCCGCCGAGTTCAAAGTAACCAGGGAGAGAATTCGTCAGATCATAGCAAAAGCGGAGCGAAAACTTAAGAGTGTTGCACGCACAAGCCGATATTTTGCAACAACCGCCGAATCATTGAAGAAAGCTCAACTTGAGATCATCGAGCTAAAGCAGTATATCAAAGCCAATGAGAATATTGATCCAACGCTTGAGTTAGCCTGGGCAGCAACCCCAATAGATGAGCTTGAGTTATCCGTTAGATCTTATAACTGCCTGAAACGTGCTGGATTTAACGTACTTGGTAAGTTTAAGGGCGTAAAGATACGTGACATAGCAAGAATAAGAAATCTCGGACCTAGGAGCTTTAGTGAAATAATGGGTAAGCTTTCTGATGTTGGTTTTATGGCTTCGAACGGAACTGATATTTATCCGATTAATGATTGGATTGATTACTTCAGCGATGACACTCTTGTATGGATTGTAGATAAGGAAAATGAGTGAGGTGATGTTTATGTACAACATGGTTAATACTGATGTAATTTGCCCTAACTGCGGAGAAGGTTTTATGGTCCGCGAAGAGCCAAAAGTTATAAAATCCAACACAGAGAGATATGCATATTTATGCCCAATTTGTGGATTTGTACATACGGCCAGATCTGACGAAGATATGAAGGAATGGATCAATAGTCTTGATAAACCAGTCTGTTATACTGAAGCACCTCAGAAATGTTTGAACGAACATTGTGAGCATGCTGAGGTATTCAAAGATAAACTTATGTGTACACGTCATAATAAATGGTTCGATTTAACACCGGTTGAGAAAGGAGAAACAGATTACCATGCCAAACAAGACTACGGAAAAGCCAAGCTGTCTCTCGTACCTAGACGAATCATCTGGGATGTGGCAGCCATTAGGGAATATGGAAACAATAAATACCCTGACGGAGGACCTGATAACTGGAGAGGAGTCGAACCAGAACGATATAGAGATGCGGCTTACAGACACTTTCTCAGGTACCTTGACGATCCAAAATCCGTTGACTCTGAGTCAGGTTTACCACATCTTTGGCATCTGGCCTGCAACATTGCTTTTCTTTGCGAGATGGAAGACAGGTATCTCAGCAAAGATCCGGAAGTGGCGGAGAGACTAAAGAAAGAATTTCGAGGCTATCAGCCACCAAGCGAGGAAGGAGAAGAGGGATTAAGCAATGAATGATATTTTCAAATGGGTTGCGGACCATCCGGACGTTGAGCTAATGATGGCAATGCATCGTGAATCTTTTATTGTCCAGCTAACGCATGTGGACAGCCGATATAGGCTCAAGCATGCGTTTTATGTTGAGCAGATGGAGCCTTATATTTTGGATGTTCTTTACGATGAGCTTATGCGCCGTATAGGACAAGTAGTGTTTATGGAGGAAAGTGATGATTAAGATAGCATATCTTTGTGACCAATGCAGACGATGCTCAGGATATAAAAGTTGCGGTAATGAATGCACACATACATTTGATGAATTCCATACTCTCAACGGAATAATCCATAACGTAGATGAACTTGAAACTGAGAGATTCAGAAAAGTATGCAGTGTGAATGAAGACACATATTATGAGGAGGTAGACGGATGGTCAAATACTATTGCGACAGATGTGGAAAAGAAAGAAAACAACACGAGCAGCTCTTCACAGTGACGATCACGCCGCCGGAAGTATGGGCCTATAGCGATCCTATGGCTGAATACTATGAAGGAGATCTACACTTCTGCACAAAATGTATGCAGGAAATAACAAATTTTATAAATGCGGAGGAAACAGAATGAAAATTATACCACACGTTAAGCTGTTCACTTCTACAAAAGCTACACTGTTAGAAGATAGAATTGAGCAGGAAATGAAAAAGCTTCAGGATGAGGATTATATTATCGACTGCGTCACAAGCAACATATCATTCGCTGGAAAAGAAGGCTATATGATACTTGCGCAAATGGATTATCACGAGGAGGTTATGGATGACGACATTCAGATTGGTTTTGATATTGGCTCTGATACTGGCATGCATTTTGATTGCCCTTCTACTTCGGTTCCTGAGGCCTAACGGATTACTGCATATCGACGAGTATTTGGATAAAGATTTCTACAGAATGTTATATTTTACCCCGATTGAAGACATCAAGAAATACCGCTGGGTGGTTCTTAAGGTCGAGAGGCAAAGCTGGGGTACCAATTCAAATGACTATGAGGAGGATTATTGATGAAAATACTTGGAGGGTTTATCACAATATGGCTCACAGTATTCACAGTGGCTTCTGCAGTATTAGCAGCCATGAAGATATTCGGTGTGATCTAGTTCGCAAAAATTACAGACCATATAATAGAGAAGTAGCTTAATGGTAAAGCATCTGGTGAAAGCCAGTTGATAGAGGTTCGATTCCTCTCTTCTTTTTATTTTTTGTTTTTTAAGTAAAAAGGAGGAAGAACATGAATTTAGGAATTGTAGGAAATGCACTTAAAAAAGTGACAAGAGTGGTTTCTAAAAACAGCCCTACGATCCTGACAGGCCTTGCGGTCGGTGGTGTTGTAGCAACCGGCATAATGGCTGTAAAGGGAGACAGAAAAGCTCAGGATATGAAAGTTGCTCATGAAATGGATTCCGAGCTTCTTGTAGAAGGTCAGGCAATATTCGATGAGGATGGTGTAACTGAGCAGAAACCCTGCAGATTCAGAGAAAGAACAACAGCAGAAACAATCAAGCTTACCTGGAGATGTTATGTTCCAGCGGGGCTTATGGGAATGGCAACAATCTGTTGCATCGTCGGAGCTAATACGATCAATGTCAAACGGAACGTTGCTTTAGCTACGGCATATTCTTTATCTGAAGAAGCAGCAAAAGAATTCAAAGATAAAGTGAAAGAAACCGTCGGGGAAAAGAAAGTCCAGAAGATGGAAAATGAGATAATGCAGGAAAAAGTAAATAATAATCCTGCACCTGACGATGAAAATATATGCTATACAGGTAAAGGTGACCAGCTTATGTATGATGCATGGTCAGGAAGATATTTCAAATCCGGTCAGATGGAAGTAGAAAAGGCTGTAAATGTTCTGAATAAGATGATGATTGCGAAAAAGCAGTCCGTATCGATGAATGAATATTATGAAATGATCGGCCTGCCGCTTCTGTCAAATGCTGTTGGTGATGAATTTGGATGGAATTTCCACCAGTTTAATGAGGGTGAGGATATTACCGTGGACTTCTATCCGGTATTCAGTAATGACCAGACGCCATGCATAGGCGTAAAATTCGAACCGGAGCTTCTCTACACGTATGGAGAGGTGTAAAGATGCGGGCAATGGCTAAAAACAAACTGGAAAGAGCACTCGAGTCGAAAGGCTGGGTGCTCTTAAACGAGTCTGAAAAAGGCTTCGAATATATTAAAAAGTATGGTGAATACGGCGGAGTACAGAGCGTAAGGTATAACCCGGAAAACGGATTTATAAGTTTGGATCCGGGCATACCGTCATATACAGGCACAGGTTACTCAGCCGCGCCAATAAATGACGAAGACTTAATGCTTTTTTACAAGAGGATAAAAGAATGGAGACGAACTTATGGTGAAATTTAAATTCATTTCCTTCCTTTCTAAGAAAGCCGTAAAGCACGCCCCTGCAATATGTGTGGGGGTTGGTGCTTTCGGCGTAGCAGTCGGAGCAGGACTCATTGCTAAGGCTACATATGATCACAAGGAAGAGATAGAGGAATGCAAAAATAATATTGAGGTAGTAAAAGAATGGGCATCGACTACGGAGAGCTCGGAAAAAGAACAAAAGAAAGAGATTGCGAAATCTTACGGAAATTTCGCGAAGTCTATGGCGAAGATATACCTGCCTGGCAGTACGTGTATGTGTGCTGGGTTGTGCAGCATTATATTTGGCCACAGGATACTAAGCAAAAGATATGTTGCCGTGATTGCAGCTTACGAATCCGTAAATAAAAGCTATAAAAACTACCGTACGAACATCCGGGAAAAGTATGGCAAAGAAGAAGATATCGAAACCGCGTATGATCTGAAGGCTGAAAAGCTGAATGACGAAACTGTTTATGTCCCAAAAGATGATATTTTCATTCCGGACAGAGATCTAAGTGACTTCGCTGTATTCTTTGGTTCTGGGTATTCAACACTTATTGACAGTGACACAAATCCTGAAAATGACCCGGAAAGAAACAGAGAAATACTACGAGACATCGAGGATATGGCTAATGACATATTCAATCAGCAAGGATATCTGTTTCTGAGTGATGTTTATTCTATGCTTGGCATGATTTACAAATACCCGCCGGACGGAATTGGATGGGTCAAAGGTCGTGGTGATGATTTTGTAAGTTTTGGAATATTTGACGTACGAAATGCCAATGCAATAAGCGGTGACGAAGACATATTTCTTCTCGACTTCAATCATGACGGATATATCCTGCCATATATTTGAATGGCAGGGTTAAATGCTCCTAATTCGCACGAAATACAGCCTCTATAGTAGGAGGTACACTATTATGTTTAAGAAAATATTAACAGTATTAGGAGCAATAGCTTTGGCAGGAGCCGTAGCAGCACTTATAGCAGTGCTTCTACCGGTGATATCGGTGCTTATTGTTCCGGTGATCTTAATAGGAATCGGAATATTAATAGGTAAATTCTTGTTGAAAAAGTAAAGGAGGAATGAAATGCTAACAGTATTTTGTGGAGGCGGCTTTATCGCCGTTGGAGTTGCATTGATTGTAAGAGAAATCATGCGCAAAGACGACGATAAGTAACTTGACAAAAGGCGAAGGGGTTTCAGCTCCTTTGCTTTTTATTTTTTCGCAGTTTTTACAACCCATATTATAGGATTAAATCTCAACCATATAATTTAAAAGGAGGAAAATGAGATGGCAGATGAAATCAGAACAGAAGATATTGTTGTAACTGAACTTGAGGCAACTGACGACGTGAAGGAAGGTCTTGAGCTTAAGGATTACGCAATTCTTGGCGGAATTATGGCCGCGGGAGCTGTAATTTACGAAGGAGGTAAGAAGGTTTACAAACTTGGTAAAGAGAAGGGACTCCCATGGGTCAAGGAACACAACCCGTTCAAGAAGAAGGAATCCAAAGCTGAAGAAACTCCGGAGCATGAGGCTGAATCTAAGAAGGATACAGGCAAATCCAAAGGGAAGAAATCGGAAACCAAGGAGTCTACCGAAAAGTAGATTAATGGGAAGATGAAACTGAAATGAGGGATCATGGAAACATGGTCCTTTATTTTTTGTCTTGAGTTGAAAGGAGCAACAATGACGGATGTATTTAATATATTTAAGCTCGGAAAAGTGGCAATGATAGGGCTTAAAAAAGGTGAAAAATTCATTCCGCTGGCAAAATCGCTTGGAAAACCTATGGGCGTTTTATTTGCAAGTGGAGTAATTGATAGTGCAATGGATGATGTTGTAAGTTATTACACTAAAAAATTAGAGGAGAATAACGATGGCGGAAGTGAATCCTGAAAAATATAAATCAAACTCTTATCGGTCTAAGGCAGAGGCTGAAGAGAAGAAAGCTAATGAAAAAGTAATAAAAGGCTCGGCAAAAATCCATCAGAAAACCACAGGAGAGAAGCTTAAAGAAACATTATTCGGAGAAGGCGTAGATAATGTTGGCGATTATGTCATATTTGATGTAATCATTCCTACCTTAAAAGAAATGGTAGTCAATTCTGTCAGCGATGGAATAAATATGCTTCTCTTTGGTGAAACAAAACGCGGAAGAAGCAGTAACAGAAATAATAGAAGCGGATATGTTCAGTACGAATCATATTCCAGAAATAGAGATCGTGATTCCGGCAGAAGAGCGCAGTTCGATTTTTCAGATATTGAATTTGAGACTCGTGCCGATGCTATAGATGTTCTGGATGCAATTGAGGATACGATATCCATGTATGATGTCGCGTCTGTATCAGATTTATATGAATTTGCCGGTATAACGCCTCGCCCTACGGATAATAATTACGGCTGGACGAGCGTAAATACTGCTGAGATCCTGATGAAGAGGAATGGCAGTTATATTCTGTCAATGCCGAGACCGAAGCCACTTAGATAATATGACAAGAAAAGAATATTGTATCTCCAAAGGCTTAATGTTCGAAGGGTTGGTCGAACCGGATAAGGAGGCTGACCCTTCTTTCATTAAGCATTTAGAGGCTATTGAAAAAGCTATGGACGAATTTGAGTATCACTATCTGGAAGGAGATAGGGATAAGTATTTAAGTTAGGAGAAATTATGAGGTACAGAAGAAAGCCCAAATATGTCGATGCCATAAAATGGACCGGCGAAAACTATTCGGAAATAAAGGAATTCGCAGAGGATAATATCCATTCATACGGCGGCTGCTTATTTCTTCACACAAGTGGAATAAGAGGAAGTATTGACAGTGCTGTTGTGAATCAGGGTGACTATATCGTAAAAGGAGAAAATGGTCACTTTTATTCGCTGGATGATAAGGCTTTTAACACAAGTTATGAGCCGGATGAGAAAAAGAAGGCAAAGCAAAATAAGGAGGTTTAAGCATGGTTTTTGAGACTGTGGGTAAAATTGGTCTGATGGTAGGAAAAAGTCTCTCTAAGGGCAAATTTTGGGCTTGTAAGCATGCTCCAGAGCTACTACAGATAGCAGGCACGGCTGGAGTGATTGGAACAGCTGCTTTGGCATGCAAAGGAACCAAGGAAATAATGGAAAAAGAAGAGCCTGAAGTAAAGGATTATGCTAAGGCGTATGCGCCTACGGCTATTTGCGGTATCGGCACTGTTGGATGCTTTACGGGCGGACATTATATTCTGAAGAAGAGAAATATTGCTCTCGCATGTGCATATAAAATGATCGATGACAGCTACAAAAATTACAGGAGTAATGTCATCGAGAAATACGGCGAGGAAGAAGACTTCAGACTTAAAAATAATGTGCATACAGAGAAAATCGCTGTTACTGAAGTCGGTGAAGATGGTAAAAAGCATAAGAAAAAGGTCGATGTAGATATCCTTGATGATGATCCTGATGCATACACATTTATATATGATGATAAGCACTCGATGAAAAGCGTCATTGATTCCGTCACAGCAAGAAATGACCTTGTGATAGCTGAAAATAATGCCAATAGAATTCTTCTTGGAAGAGGATATATTACTCTTAATGAGGTTCTAAGAGGTCTTGGCCTTCATGAAACATCGGTAGGTCAGATCGTAGGCTGGCAGACAAAAGGAAATGGTGACGGATATGTTAAATTAAATGTTAAGCAAATAAGAACTGCTATGGATCCTGAAGGTGTAGCATTTGCTGTTGAATTTAATGTCGATGGGCCTATTTATCAGGATATCGATAAATACACAAGAATGTGGGGTGAGCAGTAGTGAAATTCTTGAAAGGGGCAATTATCTTTGCTTGTGGAGCCGGGATTGGATTTGCAGGCGGAATGGCGTTTGCTAAAAACAAATATGAAGACAAATTCAATTCCGAAATGTCAGATATGAGGCAGCATTATCAGGAGAAATTAAATAATCTCGAAGAAAAGATAGATATTGCCAAATCGAAAAAGGCCGCAGCAGAGATAATCACGCAGGAGAAATATGTTAGCTATGACCGTATGAATGAAACGGAGGTCAGAGATAGAGTGAAAACGATAATGGAGAAAGCTGTGAATGGCGATAAGCCTCCTGAAGATTATCCGGACGAGCCGTTTATTATAACGGAGGAGGATTTCTCAGAGAGGGAGTTATATTTCGAGAAAATCGAATGTGATTATTATCTCGGAGATGGAGCTCTCGTCGATGAGGCAGATGAACTTCTGAACATCGACGATACTATAGGATATGACAATCTTGAGAGCTTTATAAATAGTGATGAGAGTGTAATATACATAAGAAATGCACATCTCTCTACAGATTATTTGGTTACTAAAATGGGCGGTAACTACAGTGAAATAATTGGAGTAGGAGGTGATGACGAAGAGTAGGAGGTAAGAAATGAGTAACTATATAGTGGACACTGAATATTATCAGTGGCTGCTTGATCAGATAGATTATTACGAAGGTGACGGATTTGATGAAGCACTGGAAATAATGTTCGAAACACCGTTCGAGTGGGATATTCCGAATGATGATAACCGTGCGGAAGATGGGATAGGGCTTAGAGCAATATTTATGGATGAGGAAAATTGGCATACAGAACCTCTGTTTGAGAAGGAATGCAACACCCTCGAAATGTTTGTTGCTCTGGCTATGCGTATCGAAAATGACATCATGTGGGATGGAGAAACCGACCGGACGAGTGAGTGGTTTTGGATGATGATCCGTAATATGGGCATAAAAAGAGGTGATTTACCTGGATATGTTTACGGTAAATTAGAGGATTTTATGCATCATAGGGGTGTTACGCCGTTTCCGCTTCGTGAAAAGAGCAAAAAACCATGCGAAATATGGTTTCAGGCGCAGCAATATTTGATGGAAAAGTATGACTTCTAAAAGGACGATTTTTGGTGATTTTTTTCCAAAAAGTGGTCTTGGACCAGTTTTGGACCAGTTTTGGACCAGTTTTTAGAGGCCTCAACCCCAGTAATTGCAAGGGTTTGACCAGTTTACCAGTTTTTTTCGCTCTGTTAATAGAAAAAGTGTAAAAAAAGTCATAAATAATAATATAAAGTAAGAAAAATTTCTGGTTTTCTGGTCCAACGATAGGAAAGGGGGAATTTAATGAAAAATGTATGATTTCTTTAAAATTTGCACTAAAGAAGTCGAAAAAAGAGGCAGATTGGAGTCCGTGACAATATATCCTAAGTTCATTATTAATGGCCGCTCTAAAGATCTTATGATACGGGGCGGCGATTTTTATGCAGTTTGGGATGTTGATGCAGGGCTTTGGTCTACCGAGGAAGATACAGTTAGTGAGATAATAGACCGCGAAATAAGAAAAACGGTCGAGGAGCTAAAGAATAAATACCCGGAGACGGTGAAAATAGTACCACAATATATGTGGGACTCGGATTCCGGCAGTATTGACAAATGGCATAAATATGTTCAGAAGCAATTACGTGATAGATATGTCCAGCTGGATAATAAAGTTATCTTTCAGAATACTGATGTCAAAAAAGAAGACTACGCCAGTAAGAAATTAGGATACTCGATAGTTGAATCTGAGATACCTGCTTACGACGAACTTATGTCGACATTATATTCCGATGATGAAAGAGCTAAATTAGAATGGGCTATTGGGTCAATAATAAATGGTGACTCGAAACATATTCAGAAGTTTATAGTTTTGTATGGTTCAGCAGGAACAGGAAAGTCGACAGTACTGAATATTATTCAGGAACTATTTGATGGATATTGTGCTACGTTTAATGCTAAGTCTTTAGCTTCTTCAAATAATGATTTTGCGCTTGAAGATTTTAAGTCCAATCCTCTAATTGCTATTCAGCATGATGGTGATTTAAGCAGAATCGCTGATAATACAAAATTAAACAGCATTGTATCTCATGAAACTATGGTGGTGAATGAGAAATTCAAAAGCAAATACAGTGCTAAGTTTGATTCGTTCATATTTATGGGCACAAATAAGCCGGTTAAAATAACGGAAGCAAGATCCGGACTTTTAAGAAGGCTTATCGATGTAAGACCCACCGGTGAGAAATTGTCATTTACAAAATACAATAGGCTTACAAAAGCTATTAAATATGAGCTTGGTGGAATCGCATATCATTGCCTGAAAGTTTATGAGGATATGGGTGAGGATTATTACAACAGCTATATTCCAAAAGATATGATGTCAGTAACAAATGATTTCTACGACTTTATCGATGAATATCTTGATCAGTTTATGGTGAAAGATCCAATGCTTTTAACCTGGGCATGGACAAAGTATAAGGAATATTGTGAATCAGCGAACATATCTTATCCAATGCCAAGAAAGAATTTTAAAGAGGAGCTTAAGAACTACTATAAAAGGTATGATGACCGAACAAGAATTGATGGAGAGTATAACCGGAATGTATATTCGGACTTTAAGTACAATATGTTTATCGGTGGTACTGAGAAAAAACAAGAAGTAGATAGCGAGTTTGAATTAAAAGAACAGCCATCTATTTTTGATTCTTATTGTTCCGGTTGTCCTGCACAGTATGCTTCTAAAAGAGAAACACCACTTAAGAAATGGGACGATGTTACTACCAAGCTTGAGGATATTGATACTTCGCAGCTTCATTATGTGAAACTACCAGAGAATCATATTGTTATTGATTTTGATCTAAAAGATGATAATGGCGAGAAATGCTTTGAAAAGAATTTAAAGGCTATTTCAAACTGGCCGGCAACATATGCTGAAGTAAGTAAAGGTGGAGCCGGAATTCATTTGCATTACATCTATGATGGTGATACATCGAAGCTTAGCAGCATATTTGCACCTAATATCGAGGTGAAAACATTTCTTGGGAAGTCATCATTAAGAAGAAAGCTGACAAAATGCAATAATCTTCCGATAGCGCATATTAATTCGAATCTTCCACTAAAGGAGGAGAAAGTGGTTAATTATGACATAGTGAAAGACGAGAAGCATCTTCGGAATATTATTAAGAAATGCCTTAAAAAAGAGAATCATGGCGCCACTGCACCGGAAATCGATCTTATTAAGAAAGTTCTTGACGATGCGTATAATTCCGGAATGGAATATGACGTGTCTGATATGAAGCAAAACGTTATGGCTTTTGCTATTAAAAGCACCCATCAGGCACAGAAATGTATGAAACAAGTCCGGAATATGCATTTTATGTCTGAAGATAAAGAGGTCGAGGCAACGAGTTTATCAGATAATCAATATAAATCTGACAAGCTCGTCTTTTTTGATGTGGAAGTATTTCCTAATTTCTTCGGAGTATGCTGGAAATTCGAGGATGATGAGCATGTGACTAAGATGTTTAATCCTACACCTGAAGAGATACGAGATATTCTGGATTACAAATTAGTAGGCTTTAATAACCGAAGATATGATAACCATATTCTTTATGCAAGGCTGCAAGGATTTAGCAATGCAGAATTATTTAATTTGTCGCAGAGGATTGTCGATAAAGGTGACAAAAATGCATTTTTTAGAGAAGCATACAACTTGTCATATACTGACATCTATGATTTCGCTGCTACAAAGCAGAGCCTAAAGAAGTGGGAAATAGAACTTGGCATACACCATCAGGAATTAGGAATGAAATGGGATGAGCCAGTTCCTGAAGAAATGTGGGATCTTGTCATGGATTATTGTGCAAACGATGTAATTGCAACAGAAGCTGTATTTAAGCATTTAAGTGCTGACTTCGAAGCCAGGGAAATATTATGTGCAATAACAGGTAGTTCGCTGAATACAACTACAAATCAGAATACAACAAAATTGATTGTTGGAAATGATAAAAATCCACAAAGTTCATTTGTTTATACTGATTTAAGTGAAATATTTCCTGGATATACGTTTGAAAATGGCAAATCCATATATAAAGGTGAAGAAGTTGGGGAAGGAGGATATGTTTATTCAGAACCAGGAATGTATACAAATATTGCCTTACTGGATATTGCAAGTATGCATCCTAATAGTGCAATTAACCTTAACATATTTGGCCCATATACCAAGAATTTCCAAGAGCTTGTTAATGCTCGTCTTTACATTAAACACGGTGACTACGATTCTGCTGGCAAGCTATTTGATGGAAAGTTAAAGCCGTATCTTAAAGATAAAGACCAGGCTAAAAGATTGGCATATGCATTAAAGATAGCTATCAATTCTGTATACGGATTAACCGCTGCCAAATTCGACAATAAATTAAGAGATCCTCGTAATGTAGATAATATCGTTGCAAAGCGAGGAGCTTTATTTATGGTCAATTTGAAAGAGGAGGTCCAGAAACGTGGATACACAGTCGCTCATATTAAAACCGATTCTATTAAGATTCCAAATGCCGATCAAAAGATTATTGATTTTGTTATGGAATATGGTAAGAAATATGGCTATACATTCGAGCATGAAGCAACATATGACAGAATGTGTCTTATCAATAAATCCGTATATATTGCCAAAGATGCAGCAGATGGGCATTGGTCAGCTACTGGTGCACAGTTCCAAGTACCATATGTCTTTAAAACATTATTCAGTCACGAGCCGATTGAGCTTAAGGATAAATGCGAAACCAAAACTGTTACTTCTGCTTTGTATTTGGATATGAATGAAGAACTTGGTGAAGGCGAACATAATTATCAATTCGTTGGAAAAGCTGGTTCATTCTGTCCGATTAAACCGGGATGCGGTGGCGGATTATTAATGCGTGAATCTGAAGGCAAATTTGATGCGGCAACAGGAACTAAAGGATATCGCTGGCTCGAATCTGAAACAGTGCAAGCATTAAATAAAGAAGATGACATTGACGTATCTTATTATAACAAACTAGTTGATGAAGCTGTTTATGTTATTTCCAAATATGGAGATGCAGAATGGTTTATTTATAGTGACGATGATGAAAGGAGCAACTAATGGAAAATAATCAGACTATTACAATTTGGGATGCTAAGCTTTATTTCAAGAACTTTGCAGGTGCAGAAGGTAGATATAACCAGAAAGGAGACAGAAACTTTGGAGTATTCATCGATGATGAAACAGCAAAGCAGCTTGAAGAAGATGGATGGAATGTAAAATACACAAAGCCGAATGAGGATGGATATCAGAGGCCTTATCTCAAAGTTAAGGTGAGCTATAAGGGTTATCAGAAGCCTAGACTTTATCTCGAGGATGAAGAAGGGCATAAGGTAATACTCAAAGAAGAAGATGTTGCAGACCTCGATGAGTATGTGTTTGACAAAATCGATCTTAAGATTCGCCATGCATATCTTAAGAATTATGATGTGTGGACACAGTATCTTGATAAAGGATATTTCGTAATGGTTGAAGACGAGATTGATAAGGCTCATGGAAATAATCCTGCAATGTCAGGTCCTATCGAAGACGATCTGGATGACATTCCATTTTAGGAGGTGAAAACGGTGTCCGTAGAATTATATGAACACCAAAAGCTCGCAGTTCCTAAATTAAAAAATGGATCAATATTATGTGGCGGGGTCGGCTCTGGTAAATCCAGAACGGCCCTTGCCTATTTTTTGGAAAAGGAATTGGATGGATCATTAGAAACATTAAAAGTAAAAAAGCATAAAGACTTATATATAATAACTACTGCTAGAAAAAGAGATACTAATGAATGGCTTGATGAATGTACTCCGTTCGAATTTCCAAAAGAAATAAACATAGTTATTGATTCTTGGAATAACATAAGAAAATATACTAATGTGTGCAATGCCTTTTTTATTTTCGATGAGCAACGAGTAGTTGGATATGGAGCATGGACAAAAGCATTCTTGCAAATAACAAAAAAAAATCGATGGATTTTACTTAGTGCAACTCCTGGCGATACATGGTCTGACTATATTCCGGTGTTTATTGCAAATGGGTTCTATAAGAATAAAACAGAATTTGTAAGAAGACATATTGTGTATAATCGCTTTTCTAAATTTCCAAAAGTTGATAGATACCTTGATACTGGGAGACTTATGAAATTAAGAAAAGACATTTTGGTTAATATGAAATTTATGAAACCGACACAGGTTCATCATAAAACATTAATAGCCAAATATGACACAGCAGCATATTCTTATGTGACAACCGAAAGAAAGAACTATTACACAAAAGAGCCATTTAAGAATATGGGAGCGCTTTGTTTGAATTTAAGACAAATAGTGAATTCCGATCAAGACAGGGTTGCGCTTCTTAGAATGCTTATTTTGCAAAATCCAAAAGTAATTGTTTTTTATAACTTTGATTATGAGTTAGAAATACTAAGAGAATTAGGAAAAGAGCTTGAAATTAAAACTGCTGAATGGAATGGGCATATTCATGAGCCGATACCAGATGAGAAATATTCTGAGTGGATGTATTTAGTTCAGTATACTGCCGGAGCCGAAGGGTGGAATTGTATAGAAACGAATGTCATAATTTTTTATTCACAAAACTATTCTTATAAAATAATGACTCAGGCGGCCGGAAGAATAGATAGATTAAATACTCCATTTTCAGACTTGTATTATTATCATCTACGTTCTAATTCGAGCATAGATATTTCAATCATGCGGGCTTTAAGGAAAAAGAAAAATTTTAATGCAAGCGGTTTTTCATTAGATTAACATTTACAAGGCTTCTTTCAAAATTCGCGCGAAAAACAAGGACTCTAATAGAAGGAGAAGAGTAACTCCTTCTTTTTTTTGTGCGAAAGGAGTAACCAATGGCTAAAGAAAATAAATTTCAAGCCAATCTTATTAAGGAATTAGAAAAAGAATTTCCAGGATCTATTATTACAAAATTAGATCCTAATCATATCCAAGGAATTCCAGATCTTTTAATTCTTTATAAAGATAAATGGGCAACTCTTGAATGTAAGAAGTCATCTAATGCTAAACATCAGCCAAATCAGGATGACTATGTGGAGAGAATGAATGAGATGTCATTCTCTTCTTTTATTTGTCCTGAAAATAAGGAGGAAGTATTAAATGAACTTCAACACGCATTACGAGATTAAAGATAAGCATGCGTTTTTGAGTCCAAGCAAACATTACTGGATCAATTGGGATATCGAAAAATTAAGAACTTCATTTAAAAATGCTCAAGCTGCAGAAAGAGGGACAAGACTTCATGCGTTAGCAGCAGAATGCATTTCCCTTGGCGTAAAACTGCAAAACAACAAAACAACTTTGAGCATGTATGTAAATGATGCGCTTGGCTACAAAATGACTGCTGAAGTTCCATTATTTTATTCTTCAAACTGTTTTGGTCATGCTGATGCTTTGTCATTCAATCGAAAGTTATTAAGGATTTTCGATTTAAAAACGGGAACCGTGTCTCAAGGGTCAATGGATCAGCTTCTTATTTATGCTGCATTATTTTGCCTTGAATACCATATCGATCCACGAACCATCAAATATGATTTACGAATTTACCAATTTGATAAAGCGGTCTGTTATGAACCAAGCGGCGAAGAAATAAATGAAATTATGGACATTATTATCGAACTTGATACTTACCTTGAAGAAATGAAAGTTGAGGAGTAATTATGGAAAAAGACGAATTAATGCACTATGGTACTCCTCGGCATTCTGGGAGATATCCGTGGGGCTCAGGAGAAAATCCTTATCAGCATAGTTATGGAGGTTTTTTAGGGCAATACGAATATTACAAGAAATCCGGTGAATTTAAGAATAATACTGAAATTGCTCGTGCTATGGGTATGAGCACAACAGAATTCAGAGATAAGCTGTCTAATGCAAAATCTGAAAAAAGAGCTGCTGATAGAGCAAAAGCCATCGAATTACTAAATCAACAGAAAAATGCTTCTGCTGATGGAAAAGCCAATGTTTCACAAATTGCTCGAGAAATGGGCTTAAATGAGTCTTCAGTAAGAAATCTTTTGAAAGATACTCTTAATGAAAGAGCTCAAATTACTAAAAATACAGCAGAATTGCTAAAAAAGAACGTTGACGAAAAAAAGTATATCGATGTTGGTACTGGCGTTGAAAATCATTTGGGAATAAGCCAAACAAAATTAAGAGCTGCTATAGATCAACTTAAATCTGAAGGCTATCACGTAGAAAATGTATATGTTGAGCAAGTAGGCACAGGAAAACAGACAACTGTTAAAGTGCTTGTTGGACCAAAATGCACATGGAGTGAAGTTAACAGAAATAAAGATCAAATACAGCTCATAAATGGCTATTCTGAAGATAAAGGCAGAACTTTTCTTAATATTGAGCCTCCAGTAAGTGTCGATTCTAGCAGAATAAAAATTAATTATGATTCGCCTAAAGATGGAGTAATTGAACTTCGAAGAGGTGTTGATGACATATCTTTAGGAAATGCTAGTTATGCACAAGTTCGAATTGCTGTAGATGGAACGCATTATTTAAAAGGAATGGCTATGTATTCCGATAATATGCCAAAAGGTGTTGACATTATGTTCAACACAAATAAGCATGAAGGAACGCCAATGATGGCACCAAATAAAGATGATAAACAAGTATTAAAAATGCTTAAAACAAACAAAGACAATGTATTTGGTGCAACTATCAAAAATGATGAGGATGTTATTCTGACTCAAAGACACTATATTGATAAAGATGGCGTTAGAAGACAGTCAGCAATAAACGTTGTTAATGAAGAAGGAGATTGGGGAAAATGGTCTAAGAGCCTATCTTCACAATTTCTTTCTAAACAATCGCCAATGCTAGCAAAAAAGCAGCTTGAAATAACATCAACACAGCAAAGAGCTGAATTAGATGAAATAAAGAGCCTTACGAATCCAGTAGTTAAACAAAAGCTACTGGATTCTTTTGCTAATGACTGTGATTCTAAAGCAGTACATTTAAAAGCAGCAAATTTACCAAGACAAGCAAGCCATGTAATTCTTCCTTTCCCTAATATGAAAGAGAATGAAGTATATGCTCCAAATTATAGAGATGGAGAAAACGTAGTCCTGATTCGTTATCCTCATGGAGGTAAATTTGAAATTCCACAGTTAAAAGTAAATAACAATAATAAAGAGGCTAGAAGTTTATTAGGAAATGCACCAGATGCTATTGGAATAAATCCAAAAGTAGCAGGTAAATTATCTGGTGCTGACTTTGATGGTGATACAGTTCTTGTTATTCCTGTAAATAATAGAGTTAAAGTTCAAACACAGAATTCGCCAGCATTTAAAGCTCTTCAAACCTTCGATCCACAAGAAAGTTATCCAGGATATGAAGGCATGAAGAAAATGACAGCCCATCAAAAGCAAATAGAAATGGGTAAAGTATCGAATCTTATTACAGATATGACACTTTACAGAGCTAGTGATGATGAAATAGTGCGCGCTGTTAAACATTCTATGGTAGTTATTGATGCTGAGAAGCATGGTCTTAACTGGAAGCAATCAGAAATAGATAATGGAATTCCTCAGCTTAAAAAGAAATACCAAGGAAAAGAAACTGGTGGTGCTGCCACTCTTATTTCGAGAGCCAAGTCTGAGTCAAGACCTAATGAAAGAAAAGAAATATTTAATACTAGCCGCATGACCCCTGAACAACTAGCTGATTGGAAGGCTGGTAAAAAAGTATATGTTGATACTGGTAAATCATATGTGGATAAAAATGGAAATACTGTCGTTCGTAAAACAAAATCCACACAGATGGCAGAGACAGATGACGCATATAAAATAACAAGCGGGGGGTCTAAAAATAATCCAGGCACAGTTATGGAGTCTATATACGCCCAGCACGCCAATACCCTCAAGGGGATGGCGGATGAGGCACGCCGGGAGTCAAGGTCTATAAAAGGAACGCCTTACAATCCTCAAGCAAAGAAAATATATGCTAACGAGGTGGCCTCCTTAGATGCTAAATTAGACCGGGCTATGAAAAATAAACCGTTAGAGAGACAGGCCCAGCTCATAGCAAATAAGACCATATCTGATCAGACTAAGGCCAATCCGGATATGTCTAAGGATGAGAAAAAAAGATTAAAACAGCAGGCCCTATCAGGGGCTAGATATAGAGTGGGTAAGGAGCCTTACACCATAAATATTACAGAAAAAGAATGGGATGCTATTCAATCTGGAGCTATTTCTAAGTCTAAACTCTCATCTATATTAGACAATGCGGATATGGATCAAGTTAAAAAATATGCAACTCCAAAACAATCAAAAGGATTATCACAAGCTAAAATAAGTAGAGCTAAAGCCTTACTTAATGCAGGCTTTACACAAGCAGAAGTCGCTGATGAATTAGGAATATCTACAACCACACTGTCGAGAAGTCTTAATAGTTAAGAAGAAATATGCAGTGACTAAGTATGTACCTATGAGAACAATGGACAGTCGAATGAATCAAATGAAAGGAAAGTTTTATGGCTTCAATGTTAACAACGATTGACAATCCTTTTAATCCTTTCACTCAATACGATGAATGGTTCCAGTTTGATGAAGAAAAAGGTTACCATACGGCTCAGTTTCTTGCAAAGATTGCAAAGACTTCATCGAACATGAGTGATTCTGATTATGAAAAGGAAGTTGAGCGAGCAATAGATGAGATTGTTAAGTTTAATGTTCGCGGAATTGATAAGAAAGTTTCTGATAATTCTGAAACGATATCAAATAAGGCATAGGGTCTAAAATTTTAGGGGTAGAGGGGGGTATCTGTCAAAACACCCCCCTCCCTGCATCGCGGCCCTCTT